CTCAACGGCATCCCCATGCGCCTGAACCCCACCGAGGTGGACATCTCCTACACGGTCAAGACCTCGGAGACGCCCACCCTCGGGGGCATGGTGGTCCAGGTGTACGGCATGGAGATGGCTGATCTCACCGTCACCGGGACCTTCGGTCGAGGCGGTTACGCCGAGCAACTTGAGTTCCTGCAGAGGATGCTCAACATCGCCGGGTACCAGGCCAACCAATCCTTTGCCACAGCCGGTGGACCGGTCAGCTTTATCTATCCCAACCGAGGCTACAACTTCCAGGTTTATCTCAAGAGTTACACCTCGCTTGGGGGCATGGCTATCGACTACGAGAACACCAACATCGCCCCGGATTGGGAGTTGACACTCTTTGTGGACAACGACAACACAGGCGGTGGGTTCTCCAAGGTGGCCGCCGATGCCTACATCTCACGCCTCTCCGATGGGCTCGGCTACAAGATCTCCGCCTTCAACGGGCAGATCTCCTCCCAGGACATCGCCGGGTTCCTGGCCGACCAGGGCTTCGCCAACAACCCGCAGGGGTACCTGAACGCGGCCTTCGGCTCTCCTCGCCAGCAGACCACCACGCAGACCACAGCGGCCTCTGGGACCTCCTCAGACGGCTCCGCGGCCGCCACCGGGGGCACAGGGGCCGGAAGGTACTCCGGGGCCTCCTGGATGCCGGTAGGGGCCGCTAACCACGGTGGGACCATGACCGGCCACCTGGGCCTGGTCCTGCACGTCTGCCAGGGCGACGGCAGTCAGTATGGCTGGTTCAACAACCCGGCTAGTGGGGTTTCGGCTCACTTCTGGGTGGGCAAGGACGGCCACGTCGAGCAGTACGTGGACGGCAACACCGCCGCCAACCACGCCATGGCCGCCAATGGCACCTACAACGGGGTGGAGACCGAGGGCTTCAACACCGACCCGCTCACCCCCCAGCAGATCACCGCCCTGGCCGGGATCTACAAGTGGGGCATGGCCTCCTATGGCTGGCCCAAGCAACTCTGTGACACCGTGGGCGGCTCCGGGTTCGCCTGGCACGGCCTCGGCGGCCAGGCCTGGGGCGGGCATATCTACTGCCCCGGTGATCCGCGCAAAGCTCAGCGCGCCGACATCTTGAAGCTGGTGTGAGATGACCTTCGTCCCCTACGCCAAGCAGAGCTTCTTGAATCGGAAGCTGGCCGGGACCATGAACGCCTCGCTCAATGGGGTGCCCATGCGGCTCAACCCCATGAGCGTGCAGCTTGACTACACGGTCAAGACCTCCGAGACCCCGACATTGGGCGGCATGGTGGTGCAGATCTTCGGGATCGAGATGAGCGACCTCACCGTGACCGGCACCTTCGGGACAGGTGGCTATCAGGAGCAACTGGCCTTCCTCAACCGCATGCTGGCCATCGCCAGCATGCAATCCAACCAGACCATCCAGACGCCATCACCATCGCAGCCGGTGCGCTTCGTCTATCCCAACCGGGGGTTCGACTTCCAGGTCTATCTCAAGGATTACACCTCGGCCAGCGGCATGGCCATCGACTACGAAAACACCAACATCGCTCCGGACTGGCAACTCACCTTGTTCGTGGACAACGACAACCTGGGTGGAGGATTGGCCAAGGTAGCGGCCGATGCTTACATCCAGCGTCTCTCCAATGGCCTGGGCTATGCCATCTCCGTTTACAACGGCCAGATCTCGGCCAACGACATCGCTGGCTTCCTGGCCGATCAAGGCTTCGCTAACAATCCTCAGGGCTATCTGAACGCGGCCTTCGGAGGAGCCCAACAGCAGACCACCACCACCACCCCCGATGCTGGGAGTGGGGCTGCTCCGGCGGGCGGTGGCAGCCCGGCCACCTCGGCCGATCCGAACATGACCATCCTCGGCCCCAGCACCGCCACCGCCAACCAGATGAACCAGTTCTGGGGTGGTCGAGGCCAGCCCGGCAACCTGCAGGCCCCCATCCTCGATGTCATGGGCTGGTACCTCTCCGAGGGCACGGCCCAGAACGTGCGAGGCGACGTGGCCTTCGCCCAGGCCTGCTGGGAGACCGGCTACTTCACCAACAACGACACCAAGCTCAACAACTACGCCGGGATCGGCCACCCCGTCTCGGCTCCATCGGGGCTGGACTTCTCCAGCCCCCAGATGGGCGTGCGCGCCCAGATCCAGCTTCTGTACCGGGTGGTCAAGGGCAACTCCGCTCCCCTGGCCAACCCGGTGGTCGCCCCCACCTGGGGCGGCAAGAACGTCTCCACCTGGGAGGGCCTGGGCGGCAACTGGGCTGCCGACACCACTTATCCGGCTGACATCATGAGCATCTATTCCAAAATACTGTCTGCGAGTAAGTCATGACTGCAAGCAAATACTGGATCGCTGATACCCCCATTTCCATGCCTCGTCCACCGACCGTGCAACGACCGGTGGTGCATGTCTTTGAGGGCACCGGCTTCGGGCTTACCACCTACGGTCTCACCGTGGCTCTCTCCGACGCCGATCGGGACGAGATGCTGTCGGGCTTCTTCGGGCCTCCTGGCACGGCTATCACGGGGACCGGTGATGTCCCGGTGCAAGGACCGACCTGATGGCGGGTGAGAACCTCATCCTGTCCTGGGGCAGGAATACCTGGAGGCTCAAATGCACCCGCATCCTCTACGGCCCCAACATCATCTCCACCCAGGACTCTGGTCAGGGTGGCATCCACTACGGCGGCTACGCGGCCAAGGCCATCTACGTCCGTCAGTACTTCATGTCAACGGTGGGCGTCACCGTGATCCACTCCACCTGGGAGGACCGGGAAGCCTTCGTCAACTGGTGCATCTCCTACGGCAAATACATCTCCTCTCAGACCGGTATTCCCATTCCTATGCGGATTCAGGGACCCAGAAAGTTCGACTATTACGGGGTCTTAACTGAGGGATTTGGTCGCTCTAATGCGGTCACAGATCTAGCTTATACGATGAATCTCACCTTCCGGGGCAGCCAACCCACGGTAGGAGGGAAGCCGATCTTCGGCGGCGGATCTGCGGTCCCTAATCCTCCGGCCAGTCTGGGCGGAGCCAATAGCAAGTTTTATCCCTTTGAGATCCTGCCCGCCGGTCCGCCTACCGCTGAAGCGGCGCTCTACAACGCTCCTCTCAACGACAGCGGGGGCTTCTCCGCCACCCTGCCTCCCAATGTGAACAACCCGTCCAGCCAAAACAACTCCGTCCTGAACACCTCGATACCGGGTCATCCCGGCAAGGGGGCGGTGAACGACTAATGGGTATCTTCGTCTATTCACCAAGCATCCGCATGCTGATCGAGGCCTCTTCCACCAACACCACCATCGATGTCTCCGAGGACATCACGGCCGGACAGGTGCAGCTTCGCGAGAACGGGCTGCACACCATGAGCATTGGCTTGCTCAACAAACGGCGTAAGTACGACCGGGCCTTCTCACCCAACGATCGCTTCGTGATCTACATGAAGCGCATCCAGGAGATGCTGGTCATGACTGGCTATCTCAACGTGGTGCCTTACGTCACCGCCTGGCAGCGGACCATCACCCTGACTGGGTCCTGCGCCAACAAGAAGCTCCTGTACCACTACTGGGATCCTGGCACCCAGGCCGCCTTGAATCTGTTGTCGGCCAACGGCAATCTGGGGGATCAGGTCACCGCCGCCGATGGTGGGATCTCGGAGAAGCTCAATCAAGTCCTCATCCAGGTGGCCGGGATGAATCCTGCCGAGATCCACATCGGTCAGATCCCCACCAACTGGGTGCGGAAGATCACCACTCTCTACAACGCCGTCGAGAGCCAGGTGGGCAACCTATGGGCCACCCTGGGTGGCTCCAATACCAACGGCAGCACCAAGACCACGCCCTCGACCAATGCGGGCGGGGTCCTGGGCGTGACCACCCTCCCTGACACCCCTCCAGGAGCCGAGCTTCCTACCACCATGGGGGGAGTGACCTCCAAGCCGCCGCTCACCACCGGGGTCCAGCCTGAGCGCGATGACAACTGGATCGCCATGCAATGGGGCTTCCGTATGCCTCCTGATGGCAACTACAACACCCCTGGCATCGACAAGGTCAAAGCCGGGAACTGGCTAGCCAAGCAGAAGCTCATTGTCACCAATGGCGACAACAACGTCTCAGCCGTGGTCTATGTCACCGGCTGGGGACCCTCCTATCCGGCCGCTAATCCGGTCTCCACCTCCATCCCTGGTCATCCTGGCAAAGGTGAATCACCGGACCCGGTGGCGGCGGTACCCAACCCGGCCAGTATGTGCCTCAGCAAGAACCTGATGAAGAAGCTGGGGCTGAGTGAAGGTGCCGACGCCGAGGTGGCTTGGGTCGCGCCCGCCCATCTGGCCACTACTCCGTTTGGCATCATCACCGCGGCGCAGGCTAAGACGGAGACGACCTACTCGGCCGACAACACCTACTCCTCGGCGGCCAACGCCCAGGTGCAGACGGTTTCAGTGGCTGGAGTGAACGCCGCCAACTGGGCTTATGCCAAGTGTACGGCTCAGCCTCCTGTTCCCTATGTCTACGGTGGTACTGGGCCTAATGGCTACGATTGTTCTGGGCTTACCGGTCAGGCTTGGCTCAATGGTGGCAAGGTCACCATCCCTCGTACTTCTCAAGATCAATACGCGGCTTTGCATGTGCCGAATCTCACCGAAGCCCAACTGGAGCCCGGCGATCTGATCTTCTACGAGGGAGTGCCGCCGGGGCACGTCACCATGTGGCTGGGCGGGGGTCAGATGGCCGAGGCCCCTCACACCGGCACCAACCTGCATGTGACCACCTACCGGACCGACTCGGTGGGCTTCGGGCGGCCCTCCAACGCCGACGTGGTGGCCGGGACCACCACCATCCCGGCCGGGAGCACGGCCGGATCCGCCACCGCCGGTCAGACCACCACCGGCAGCACCCTGCTCACCGAGTGGGACTGGTTCGGCCAGGGACCTGATCCGCTGACCATGATCCTGTCCGGGGTCCGCTCCCTGATGAACGACACGCCCCTGCTGCCCTTCATTAGCATGCTGGTGAACACCTCGTTGCGATCGTGGTGCTCGGCCCCCAACGGCGACTTCATCGCCTGGTTCCCGGACTACTTCGGGGCCTATGGCACCGCCGCGGTCATGGAGGTGCAGCCGATAGAGCTACAGGACTTCACCGTGGTCTGGAGCGATGAGAATCTGGTCACCCACCAGTTCACGGCCGGAACCTACGTGCCCTCCTTGTTCGGCTCTCAGCCCGGTGGTCCGACCGCCATGGGCAACATGGCTCAGACCATGGGCATCGCCACCGTGGAGTCGCCTGCCATCCTTCAGGCCCTTCTCCAACTCAGCCCCAAGGACATGGGGCCGGACGGCAAGGGCACCAAGATCACCAAGGTCCTCCTGAACCGTTTCGGGGTGCGACCCAACTTCACGCCCATGTCCACGCTGGTGGGGCACATGGCTGAGTTCTGGTACGCCCTCTTCCTCTTCCAGTTGAACTGGGCGCAGCAGTTCAACACGGTGATCCCCATCACCTTCATGCCCGAGCTTTACCCCGGCATGCTCATCAAGCTGCCCCAGTTCGGCTTCCAGTGTTACGTCACCGGAGTGACCCACAACTTCAACCTGACCCAGGGCGGAGGGTTCACCACCCAGGTGTACGTGATGGCTCCCTCCTCGACCTCAGGAGGCGGGCTCCTGGGTCTGGCCAAGGGCGGATTCGAGGCCTTGGTATGAGCCCGATCCAGGAGCGCAACCCTCAGGCCGCGGTGGCCAACCGCTCGGGCCAGCTAGGGGTCTACCGGGTCATCGTCACCGGCATCGACATGACCAAGGTGGGGCAGCCCAACAATGATCCGAAGGGCATGGCCAATACCGTGGACACCTTCGGCCACTTGCGTCAGATCGGGATGTCCATGGTCGTCGGCTCGGGGGCCATCCCGCAGGTGGGTGAGACCTGGATCATCAACCAGGCGCTCGGCTCCTGGACCTTCCTGTCGCGCCAGGTCCCCGACACCCCGATCGTGTACTCCTTCTACTCCCTGGCCGAGGGCCTGGAGGACCTGGGGCTGATCGACTATCAGGGTCCGGCTGCGCCGCCGGTTCCGTTCAAGAACGTGAATACCGTCGCTCAGAACCTGGCGGCGACGGCCAATATCACCACCTACGCTCCGCTTCCAACGCCCATGGTCAGCAATGTTGTTGTGACAGCAGGCAACTGGCTGTGCTTGTTTGTGATCACCGTTTACATCAACACCACCTCCAACAATACCGAAGTGGCTCTAGCTATGAACGTGAGCGGTGGCACTAACATTCCGGCGGGTAGTCGCACCGAGGATCGTCTTCATGTGTTGGCCAAATCACCTATCGGCTCCAGTATCAATCAGGTGGTATGGGCCGTAGTCAACCCTGGATCGAATCGATTTGAAGTGCAACATTCCGGTCAGGCTTGCACCATCAGTGATCTGGCCTTCAGCTTCATCCCGCTTTTGCTGTTGCCAGTTGGGTTCACTCTCAATGTCTAGATAAGAGAAAGCATTCGAATGTTCACTCTGCTGATCCAGAACGGAGACCTTCAGATCGGGGCCAATGGCTTCGCCGCCCTCAACGGCTCCCAGAAGGTCTATCAGGATCTCACCATCGCCAGCCTGGAACCGCTCGGATGTGATCGCTTCCACCCCCGGTGGGGATCCATGCTCTACACCTACATCGGTGACGCCATCACCGCGGTGGAAGAGTCGATGATCGAGGCGGAGATCTCCCGGTTGGTGAACAACTACATCCTGGTGCAGCAGGACAACATCGCCAGTGAGGCCTCTCTCGGCTTGCAGAGCCAGTATTCCAGCAATGAAGTGGTGGGCTCGGTTGAGAGTATCGACGTTATCCAAAACCAGGACTATCTCAGTGTGAACGTCTTGGTCCAGACCATCTCAGGAGAACAGGTGACCCTCCAGAGCACCGTGAGCAACGCCTGATGCCGAGTCAGCCAGAAATCGCCAGCCAGATGGTCTCGGCCCTGGGAGTGACCATCCCCGACCTGGACACCTCCATCGGCACGCCCACCCGCAAGATCCTCGACGCCGTGGCCGAGGTGGTGGCCGAGGCCTACGTGGACCAGTTCTTCCTCGGTTACAACTACGACATCACCAGCCTGTCAGGCTCGTCGCTGGACGACTTCGTCAACCTGTTCGGCATGACCCGCCTGACGGCGCGCCGGGCCACGGGAGTGGTCACCTTCGCCGCTCCTGCCGCGGCCACCCAGGCCACCTCGGTACCGGCCGGGACGGCGGTGTCCACCTACGACAGTCCGCCCGTCACCTTCGTCACCCTCATCACCGGGGTCATGCCCATCGGGGCCATCTCCATCGACATCCCCATCATTGCCCAGGTGGGCGGCTCGAACGGCAACGTGCCGCCCAACTCCATCGCCGGGTTCTCCACCCCGTTGTCAGGATTCTCCACCCTGGCCAACACCACGGCCACCACCGGAGGAGCAGACGCCGAGTCCGACGATGCTTTGCGGAACCGCTTCGAGAACACCGTCTTTCGCAACATGGCGGGGACCGAGCAGATGTTCCTGGGCACAGCCCAGGAGAACCCGGCCACGGTTATGGCCAATGTCATCGGGGCGGCCAAGACCCATCTGGAGCAGATTCAGATCACGGGTGGCACCGGTCAGTCCACCATTCAGGCGGCCAAGTACATCTACCCCATGAACTACGTCTTTGGACCGAGTATCGCGGACCAGAGCCTCCTCAATCCCAACATCCATTACACCTTCAATGCGAACACCTATGCATTAGCGGCTCCGGGGACGGCCCCTCAGACCGCCTTGACCGCGGCCACTCTGACCACAGGCGGGACCATTCCCAGCGGTCGGACCCGTTTCTATCGCATTGCTTATGCCACCGCGGCTGGCACCACCCCGGCCGGGGCCGAAGTAGCTGCCGCGGCCACCACCACGGCCGCTTCCAGCGTCCGGTTGACCTTCCCCACCCCGGTGCCCATCCAGGCCCAGTGGATCTATGTCTACGGATCGAACACCACCAACACCGAGACCCTCCTGGCCATCGTGGCTGCCTCGATCACCACCTGGACCGACACCACCGGGGCCACCGGTACCCAGGCCTACCCCACCACCAACACGGCCGGGTACTCGCCCACCATCACCTCCATCGACGCCGTCAACTGCCCGGACGGGGTCTACGACTTCCAGTTCCAGTACGTGCCGATGGCCAGCCGCAACGATCCGGTCAACGGGGTCACCAACAAGATCGACATCTACGTCCAGGGGGCCGACGACCAGAGCGCCACCGACACCGTCATCTGGTCCACCGGCCAGGTGTTCAACTCCAACGCCGGGGATCCGCTCAACTACACCAGCTACGCCCATCCGGACCTGACCCGGCCCACGCCCGGCAACTACTTCCTGCCCCTGACCTTCCAGCCCGTGGTGGGGCTGCCGTCCACCATCACCGTCTCGGCCCTGGGTGGGGTGGCGGTGTCGGGCTCGACCAACACGGTGGGCTCGGTCATCTACGCCGCTGACGCCGGGACCGGCACCGACGTGGGAGCCATCACCTACTACTACGGGATCGACTACTTCCTGGTCAACAACATCACCTCGATCGGCGGCAGTCCACACTCCAACTCGGGCATCGAGTGGCGCTCGGTGGCCAACGGCGGCAATCCCCTGCCCCCGGCTAACGCTCAGCTACCGGTCACTTACAGCTACAACGCCGTGCCCCGCGAGATCGAGACCGCCATCCAGCGTTGGCGGCTGGTGACCACCGACGTGTGGGTCCACCAGTCCAAGCAGATGTTCCTCAACACCACCTTCGTGGTGGTCCTGGCCTCGGGCTACACCGCCTCCTCGGTGCTCGGGGATGTCCAGAGCGCCATGCAGACGGCCTTCTCCGGGGTGGGCTTCGACGGCATCTTGTCCACCTCTGAGCTTCTCACCGCGGTAGGCCAGGTGGCCGGGATCCTGGCGGTGCGCTTCGCCACCCAAGCCGACGCCACCGCGGCGGGCTCGACCAACTGGGCCATCCAGCAGATTAACTCGGCGGCTGGGCTGATCCAGACCTTCTCCTACGGGGGCCGGGCTACCGACGTGTACTTCCCCGATGACACGGTGCCGGTCTTCAACAACGCCAACCTCTACGTGAGGGCCTTCAACACTTACATGACGGGGGCCTGATGAGCGATCTGACGCCCCCTGGGGCTCTGCAGCTAGTTCCGGGCACTCCAGGGCCTGCCAGCCTGGACACGGTCACCCAGGGCCTCCTGGTGCCGGTCCAGACCGACCAGCGCTTCCGGCACTTTCCGAGCGAGATCTACACCCTCACCCCGCACTCCAATCTGGTCCGCTTCCTGCGGGTGCTCCTGGGTGACGCCGGAGCCGGGCAACTACGCAAGCGGCTGGTGCTCTCTCGCCTGGGCCAGATCATGTCCTCGTCGTACTTTTATGACCTGGACAGCTTCTACGGGGCGCTCTTCGGCATGCAGCGTGCTCCGGCCGAGGCCCTGTCCATGGACCCCTACAGCGACACCGCCTCGCCCGACGATTGGACCAGCGCGGCCACCGCCGATGCCAGCTATCGCAACCGGCTGTTCCAGTTCGGCCGAGCCCTGGAGTACGGGCCGTCCCCGGTGGGCATGAAGCTGGTGGCCGAGGCCATCCTGTCGGTCACCTGCGACATCTACGAGAGCTACATTTACGCCGATCAGTTGGCCTTGACCTACGGCGGGTTGCAGGCCTACACCTATGCCGGGTTGCAGCAGTTCACCTACGCCCAGCTTGAGGGGGTCACCGGCACCGTCCCCAACTCCTTGCAGCGCAAGCAGTTCGTCATCGCCCCGCACCGGCCCATCACTCAGGTCGAGGCCAACGACGTGCTGCAGGTCATCGAACAACTCAAGCCCGCCGACGCGGTGGCCACCATCGCGGCCCAGGGACCGGACGTGTACCAGCCGGTGAAGGCCATCGCGGTGTGGGCCGACTCGGTCTACTGGGAGATCCGTCCGGCGGTCACCGTCACCACCACGGGGGCCACCGTCCCTTACGGCCAGGCCCAGCCCGGCACCACCATCAGCCCGGCGGTGCCGCCGTTCAACAGCTACCAGGGCGAGCAGTGGTTCTACAACAAGGACATCGTGGGGGCCATCAGCTACCTGCAGGACCCCATGCAGAACGTGCTGTCCTCCACCGACACCCAGCGCATCTTCTGGTCAGACGGGACCTACACCGACTTCCTGCCCACCAACGCCCCGCTGCCCTGGTGGATGGCCCTGCTCGGGCGCTACGCCCAGGACGGGGTCATGGCCATCAACCCGCTCAGCGGGCGGGGCTCCCTGGCCAACAATGCCTCAGCCTCGTTGTCGGACATCACCTTCGACGGGGTGGACATGGACACCCTGTTGCAGACCATCAGCCAACAGAACACCACCAACAACAACTTCCAGTTGTCATCGGATTCGACCAGCTTCTGGTGTACCGATAATCGGGCTCAAACCGATCCGTCGCGTGACATTCTTGAAGTGCGCTTCGGATCAGAGCATACGGTCAATGCGGTGTCGCTGGATGTGGCTCATTTTCCGTCTCATATCTCAGTGGAGTACTACGATGATGCGGCTGGTACTTGGTACTCGATGCTGCAGCATGACATCGTGGATTCAGTGCCGGGAGTGCTGGTCAACAACGACGACTATCTCCTGACCAAGATTCACCCTCAGCATTACGGTGAGGATCACTGGTACTCGCTCTCCACTCGGATCCTGCCCACCAACACCCAGCGGGTCCGGGTGGTCTTGACCAGGCGCACCGGCAAGGCCCCGGCTTACAACCGGATCACCACCCAGCCCGGACCGTCAGGCGGCTTCGCCACCATCCAGGTGGCGGCGGCCTACTCCCTGGCAGTGCGACGACTGAAGATCGGCTACTCCGTCGAGGGCACCGCCGACCTGCCGATCCCGTACCTGCCCAACGGTGGGGTCATCGACGCGGCCACCGACATCATGGGCAGCCCGGTGCAGTACTCGATGTACCGGGAGGGAGCCTCAGGCCTGCTGGGGGTCATGGGGACGGCCCAGCCGGTGCAGTGGCGCTGCTCGCCGCAGCCTCTGGCCTCCTCGGTGGTCAGCTTCTACATGGACGTGCGGACCCCGGCCGGGACCGCCCAGGTGGTGGACCGGTTTTTGATCGATCCCACCCACCTGGGCGTTCACGCCACCCTGTACTGGTCGAACTCCACGCCCAGCCCGGCCAACACTCACACCGCTCGGGACATCCCGCTGATCTACCCGGCCTCGATCATCAACGGCAACATTGTTCCGGCTGCCAACGGAGTGCAGTTCCCCAACGCCGGGGGCACCACCGGGGACATTGACGTGTCCAATACCGGGCTGCAGTTCGATCCCACCCAGGACTGGTGGGTGGGGCTCAGCTTCTTCGCCGCCATGGCCCCAACCCATGGATCTCTGCCGTTCATCGATGTGCGCGGCGTCAAGATCGGCTATGCCGCCGGAGCCTTCTACATCAACCCCACCACGTTGCTATCGACGGTGGACGCTGGTTTCGAGGACGGCACCATAGGCGACTGGGGTGGGGCCTACGCCTGCACCTTGAGCAACACCACCGCCCATGCCGTCACCGGTACGCATTCTTTGCGAGCCACCACCACGGCGGTTGGTGAGCCTTATTTCACCAATAACGTGTTCCTTCCGGTCACCCCCGGTGTCTCTTACGCCGCGACTGGATGGGTCACCGGCTCGAATGCCGCTGATTATGCCATCTTGGGTTATGCCTGGTACGACCGTAACCATACCTATATGAGTCAGGTGAGTGGTCCGGCCGTTTCTATTACGCCCTCCATCTGGACGCAGGTAAACGTGACGGCTACTGCGCCCACCGGGGCCGCCTTTGTACAGCTTTTCCCCAACATGCTCAACCAGTCCGTAGGTGACACTTTCGATTGGGATGCCTTTTCGATTATTGGATCGTCACTCAGGACCGTGGTTCCCATTCCCTTGAACAGCCTCATCTATCTGGTAGTGGGCTTCACGCATGCCACCAATACCTGGAGCTTCTCTTATCAGATCAATGCTGCTGGTGATCCCGAACTCAACGTGCCGGTCACCGTCACTGGTCTCCAACCGGCCGGGATGATCGTCACCAGTTATCCCAATGTGCGCGTCGGTGGCTATAACGACAACTCCATACCGGCCACCTCGGGGATGTTGCTGCAGAATCTGGTCCTCAAAGGTGAGACCTTGACCAGTGCCACCATCGCCAGTTACCTGACCGATCCGGAGTCATACTCGGTGAAAGGGTCATTCAACTCACAGGACCAAGGGTTCACCCGTAACGCCTATCTCCGCTTTGATGACACCTTCATCTCCGAGGCCAATCCCTCGGGAATGGTCGGCGGAGCCCCCACCTTCTACCCGGACTTGTTCTGGACCCCCATCGCCGGGGACTACCTGCTCACCACCGGGTATATCTCCTTACCACCCACCTTGGCCAAGTTCTGGAAGATCGAGCTAACCAACCTGGCCCCCGAGCCCTACGAGGGCTTCCTGCCGGTGCAGAGCACGGTCAAGACCTTCCCGGCCACGGTCATGAACGCCTCGATGCCGGGCACGGCCACCCCCGGCTACGAGGGGCCGATGGACGTGGGTCTGCCCACCTTGATCGCCCTGGGCCAGGGTGAGAACACCTACCCCTACACCGGGACCATCGGCACCCCGACGCCCACCGGGGCCTCCAACCTGCTGATGAGCCCCACTCAGGTCATGATCTCCAAGGACCCCGGCACGGCCCAGCAGATCGGGGCGGCCTCCTGGCTGTACAACTTCACCAACTTCCACCAGGGCATGCAAGCGCCGCGTTTCGCAACTCCGGGCTTTCATAACTACCAGACCTCCGACGTGCCCTTCACCTCGAAGCTGGCCTTCTTCTGCGGGTTCAAGACCATCCAGGCCGTCCGCACCTCCCCCTTGGCCCAGAACGACGCCCCGGTGTACTACGAGGCCTTCCTGGATGAGGTATTCATCGAGTCCAACACCTTCAACCAGAACCCCGGCGACCTGGCCACCCCCACCAACCCGGCCGATAGCGGTTTGCTGCCCTGCACCGCTCAGTCGGTGAGCTTCATCTCCACCCATGACGTGACCAGCCTGCAGTTCGCCACCAGCCAGTCCGATGCCGTTCAGGTGGTCTACGACGACGACATGCGGAACACCGCCCTGGCCTCGACCACCTGGAATGACACCGGCACCTGGCATGTGGTAGGCGACGTGGCCCCCATCCAGGTCACCTACCTGGCCGGGTCCAACGCCATCGTCTTCTCCCGCCAGTCGAATCCTCCGCCTCCGGCCCAGAACGTGACCGGCGCGGTCCACGGCATGATGAACCCACCCATCGAGCCCCCGCTCAAGACCGAGAACCTGGCCCAATCACATGCGGCCACGGCCAACATCCCCTTCGGCGGCATCTGCTCCGCGCCGCTGTTGCTGTCGGCTCGGGGCCGGGCCTGGGTGGCGGTGCGCTACACCCCCATCACCCCGTTGACCAATCCGTTGTGGGTGCAACTGGTGGACGTGGCCACCGGGCGACTGGTGTGGCAGGCCGAGACCTCCGGCTCAGCCGGAGCAGTCACCGAGTTCACCGCCCCTTACGACATCGGCTCGGTACCAGGGGTGAACGTGGCCGACTCGTTGTACGTGCAACTGGTCCAGCAGGGCAAGTCCAACGACGCCATCTCCATCGACACCTTGTCGGTCTTCGATGAGTCCATCGTGTGGGAGTTCTCGGTGGACGGCGGCACCACCTTCTGGCAGGCCATCGACAGCCGCAACAACCCCAACGGGGTGCTGCGCTTTCCGGTCGCCTCTCAGCAACTGGTATGGCGGACCACCTGCTACCGGGAGTCCATGCACATCTCCTCGCTGCAGATCCGGCCCATCTACGAGGGTCAGTTGAACGTGGATACCCAACCTTTTATGCGAGGGCCGAATCTCTCCACTTTCGACACCACTCCTGATGTCTATAACGATCCGATGTTCACGCAGTGGAACAACCCAGTGCCACGATGGTGGTATCTAGCCTTCAAGCAGTATCCGAATCTGTTCCCTGACGGCGTGCCTATCATCAACGTCTTCTCGAACTTCTACAACCGTACTACGACGGATGATCTCTCCACCACATTGGTGGATACGGCTACTCGTATCGTCACTGCGGAGCCCAGTGCATTCGAGTTCTTCGGCCCGGTAACAGATGCCGGGACATGGGTGAGTGGTCTGTTCCACCGGCCCGCGATCGAGGATGTCTCGGGCACCTTCGGGGATTCGGCCTCCTTCTTCGTGGTGACTCCGGCCGAGTACGACAACATCATCTCCCCGACCATTACCAAGCTCATCACCTAACTCGATAGCCGGATCCTTCGTCCTGGTGTAGTATCCGTATCAGCAGGGTAGGTCAGTGAAGGAGGTGATCCGGATGTCGGTGCTGGAGAGTCGGTTGAACATGAGCCTGGCTCGGCTCCGAGTCATTGAGGAGGCTCTGCACGGGCAGCACTTCTGGTGCCTGCGCTTCGTGGGCACCGGTCATGGTTTGACTATCCCCGTCGATGTGCGAATCCTGGAGGACGGGGTACAGTTCGTGGCCATGGTCCCGGCCCGCGTTCCCCATGTCATGATCGAGCTACTGATGGATGGCGAATCGGTTCAGATGCTCGATGCTTGTAATCGTGATCATGCCTACGTGTTCATCTGGGATTTGAAGGTGGAGAGCCCGCTGGCGGTGGGATGACCTACGTTGCTCCCTTCGATCTGAAGCCCTTTCAGGTCGATCTGGTGGCCCAGGGGTTAGCCCAGGATTCGCTGTGCATCGGAGCCGATTGCGGGGCTGGGAAGACCGTCATCGCCCTGTGCGTGGCCAGCATGCTCTTAGACGACCACCAGATCGACCACGTCCTGCTCGAATGCGAGAAAGGCAAGCTGTCTGAGTGGGAATACGACCTGCGGACCTTCACCCGAGCAACAGTCGGGGTGCTGAGTGGGGGTCCGCAGCAACGTAAGCGGATCATCGCCAACCCACCCCAGATCATCCTGGGGGTCTACGAGTCGGTCCGGGGAGAGATCGCCCATCCTGAGAAGTTCTGGACCGGTGGGCGCGAGCGCACCCGGCTGGCACCGGGTCCGCTGACCCAGGCCCTGGCCGGTAAGCGGGTCCTGCTCATCTGGGACGAGGCCTCGGCCAAGCTCGGGGCCAACCGGGGCTCGGCCATGTACAAGCACCATGAGCTAATGCTCAAGAACCTGCGGAAGACGGGCTCGGTGCGGATCCTGCCCACCACCGCCACGGTGGTCGATCGAGACCCTGAGGGCTGGTTCAACCTGGCCCGGCTCATGGACCCCACCGCTGCCGGGCGCGTCGAGGACTTCGAGAGCTACCACGTTGGCCGGGACCGTTACGGCAAGGCCATCGTGTTCAAATGCCTGACCCCGGAGGACTGCCCGCCGGGGATCGTGAGCTTGCAGGAGAAGATCGGGCACCTGGCCGTCTTCAAGTCCAAGATGGACCCCGACATCGCCGGGCTGTTCCCCACCGTCAAGGTGCAATCGGACTACGTGGACCTGGGCGAGCGCCATCAGGAGTTCTACGAGGTCATCGCCCAGACCGACGACGACCACAAAGGCGACTGGCAGTGGAACCGCCAGCTATTCGGGGTGCTGCGTCAGATCGCCGGGCATCCCTTGTCCCTGGTCCGCAGCGTGGAGATGGCCAAGGCGGAGAAGCGCGACATCCCCCAGGTGGCCTCGGTGATCGTCCGAGAGGTGGGTGTGGCGGGCCTGGAGGCCCTGGGGGCGGCCAAGCTGGACCATCTGGTCACCCGGCTGCGCCAGGCTACCCAAGGCGGTCAGGGGCTCGTCTTCACCTTCTACGGGCAATCGATGTTGCCGCTGATCGAGGAGCGCCTGATCAAGGAGGGCTTCGAGGTGGTGGTCAACCACGGCGCGCTCTCCTATGCACAAAGACGCCGGGCCATGTCTGACTTTAGGGACGGGGCTCAGGTCTTCCTCTCCAGTGACGCCGGGTGTCGGGGCATCAACCTGCCCGAGGCCCTGTGGGTGGTCAACTACGAGATGCCGTTGACCCATTCGAAGTGGTGGCAACGCATCAATCGAGCGAATAGGCTCGACTCCAAGTGGCCGGTGACCATGGTGAATGATCTCGTCGTGCGGAACACCATCGAGGACGGCATCGTGGGGCTCGGGCTCAAACGACACGGCTGGTCCGATGAACTCACCGATGACTCAGAGGATGGCTCGAACTATCTCTCTGCCGATGTTCGACGGCGGCTGATGAGGGTCAGCCGCAAGCAAACCGTCTGAGGAGCACCGATGATCACCTCTCTGTCCGATCCCATCAAGGAGCGCATCCCCCGGCTGCTGGAGAGCGTGACCTTCGGGGAGGACGTGCAGTGGGAATGCAACGTGCAGCTACAGCCCACCCCGCAGGGCATGGTGCCCACGGTGGGGGTGATCCTGATCATCCCCTCCGGCCTGTTGGGCCAGGAGATCGTGGGGGCGGCCGTGATGCCGCTGGGCATGGCCCAACAGGATGACGCCATGGTGCAGCACCTGCGGGCCATGTGGGAGAACCTGATCATGCAGCGCTCCCAGATGCTAGCCAACCCTCAAGCTCCACCCGGCCCAGGGGGCATATACCTGCCGCCCAACGGGAACCATTCGCAGTGATCGTCAACCTGAGGAAGCGCTACGAGCTTGCCGTGGGCAGAGTCGTCGGGGAGAGCTTCGGCCAGGGAGAAGAAGACGTGGCCTGGTGGGTGACCCTGGATGAGATGGACTTCGGTCCCTGTGAGGCTTGCGGTGATCCGGTCATCAAATCAGCAGCGAAGATCCACCTCGATATCTTCGATCGTAACTCCAGGAGATTGGCTGAGGTTAACGGTTATTTTCCCACCGTGCTTTCGCCTGCGGATATCCGGGAGGCGACCAGGAACTTGATCGATGGTTACCGGATCTCCAGCCTGGAGGATGACCTCTGCGAGGCCCATCAGGACCATCAGCACCTCGAATCCGAGGATTGACAGACCACTTCAAGCGGTTTACCCTGACGGCTCGCATACTGCACCGGTTGGCAGCCCTGGACGCCGATTGCCACGCTTCCGGGTCACTCGACCCAGCCCGGCCCGGCCATGTCGGAACGGACTGTCCGACCACTAGGTGCAGGGACGGCACCTCTGTTCCGGATGGGGGGTGACCGTTCGAGCCCTTCTGGCATGGAGGGCGCTCCGACCAGGAGCCAGCGGTGCGCGCCCCACCTGTGAAAGACAAATCGGACATGGCCCGAGGCCTCGACCACACCGCTTGTCGATGCGGCCCGAAGGGCCGCCTCTTCCAAGTAGGCTGTTAAACAGTCTTTTTAAGAAGCGATAAGTTCGCGAGCGTCTGTATAACAGTATAGATAATGATGCGAATGAGGCCGTATAAGGCGGGATGCGAAGCGCCAGTGCTATCTAAGGCGACTTGCTAATCGAAACGGTATCTGCTAAAGTGATGGCAGAGGGGATCAGACCCTCTCTACAAATCCACCACACAGGAGATCCCTTGCCGATCAACATCCACATCACCGATGGCTTGATAACCATCAAGGCTGAGGACGGCACCGTCGTCAGCATCGACCGGGTGACCGGGGCGACCGTGCCCAAGCGGGCCAGCTACACCCCCAAGCCCATCAAGGCCACCCTGCACAACTCCTCTGTCAAGGTCTCGCCTCGCTGGACCCTCAAGGTGGGCGACACCGTCCTGGCCCAGCACAAGAAGGGCGGCCGCAAGTTCCGCACCACGGTGCGGGCCATCACCACCGAGAACGACCAGACCTTCGTCCAGGTGGCCGACCCCCGTAACGGGGGCACCTACCTTCTGGCCCTCGACCGCATCGCCCGGACTCGATCATGAGCCCCAAGCAATCCAGCCTCCCGGCCCTGGAGGCCAAGCTGGCCGCTCAGTTGGCCAAGGACGTGACCAAGCCGTCCCTGCGGATCGATGCCACCACCTACCATCCCTCGGGCACCGCGGACGGGCTGGTCATCGCCATCGCCAGCCTGACCGGCGAGACCGACGAGGAGATCTTCGCCCGCCTGGCTCCCCCGCTGCCCGATCGGCGGGGCTGGTACGGCCTGCCCTGCTTCAACGGGCTCAGCGCCGAGCAGCAGGTCCGGCTCATCTCCTGGGGCAACCTGCCCCTCGGCTACCAGCCGGAAGGACCCTGCCAGAACGGGGCTAACGTGGCCATCGAATCCGAGGTGGACGCCGCACCGGGACCGAGGTTTTACTGCTGGGATTGCGCCCTTGTCTACGTCCAGGATCTGCGGGATGGAACCGATATTTTGCCTGAGTTGAAAAAGGAGGGTTAGCAACTAGCTTTGGATGACCGCGACCAGCTAAAGTGATCTGGGAATGGCACCGCTGATGGGGTACCGCCCCTCGCCAGCGGACCGCCGGAGGGGGAGGCTGGTCCTCGGGAACCCGCCACCGGAGGATCCCTCCCTCTCCACCCAACCAGCAGTTTTTTTGAACTAGCGAAAGGGCACAAACCATGACGGCTTCCGAACCCTCTGTCAACGACCTCTCTCCGCTGACCAAGACCGAGACGGAGCCCATGCTCCTGCTCGACACCACCGGGTCCATGAGCTTCCCGGCCGCGGATGGCAGCAAGGTGGAGCGCCGTGAGGTGGTGCATGAGGCCATCGGGCGCATCATCGAGGTGCTGGAGGCCAAGGACTCCCAGGAGGCCAAGGAGCAGGCGGCCGGGGAGGACAAGGGCGGCGTCATGACCGTCACCTTCGCCGGGGGCAGCGCCAAGAACCTGGACGACATCTCCACCCGCAATCTGGTGGAGAAGTGGAACTCCATCCAGTGGGGTGGCGGCACCCAGATCATGCCGGGCTGGAACCTGCTGGTGGACACCTACATGGAGGAGTTCGGGGATCAGCCCAAGACCGATCGGCCCGCCCTCATGGCCCTGGTCATCACCGATGGGGAGGCTGATGACGCGGCCGAGTTCGCCGCCACCATGGCCCAGGCCAAGGGCGGCACCTACGTGGCCATCGCCATCGTGGGCTACGGAGCGGAGCATGACTCGGCCCTGGCCAGCTTCCAGAACGTGGCCGCGGGCAACGACCACGTCCGGGTGCTGACCTTCGGGGGCGAGACCGACCCCAACGTCATCGCAGACGGCCTGGTGGCCATGATCGGGTAGCTTTCCCTGCAGGGAAGAGCCCCGGTCGCGCATGTAGACACTGGGGCTCGGCTGGAGGGGTCACTTGGCGACGGAAAAGGCCACGTACAGCGGGAGCCCCTGAGAGTTCGATCCTCCACCTCCAGCACTTCTCTAAGGTGACTTGCTAATGTCCTACCCACCTGCTAGGGTTATAACCATGCAGACCACCACTCCCGCACCGCACGGCGTGACCAACGCCGATGTGGAGGCCAAGATGGCCGAACTGATCCCTGGCTACGAGCGCCGCCTCCCCCAGGTGGCCCTGGCTGAACTCAACTCCCAGGCTCTGGACCAGGGCTTCCACCTCCTGGCCGAGGCGGGCTGCGGCACCGGCAAGTCCTTCGCCAACCTCATCCCCTCCATCCTGTGGACCACCTCCGGGCGCTCCGCGGATGGCGAGCCCCGCCGGGTGGTCTACGCCACGGCCACCAAGGCCCTCCAGGACCAGATCACCGAGCGGGACCTGCCCAACCTGCAGAGCTTCTTCGCTGACCAGTTCGGGATCAACTTCCGCTGGGCCATGCTCAAGGGCCGCTCGAACTATCTGTGCGCCAACCGGGCTCGGGCCGTCGATCCCTCCGAGGTGTCTGGCCTGGGCGACATCATCCGCCTGGCCAACGAGCACCTGGCCGACCAGAGCTTCTCCGGCGAGAAGGGCGACTTCGAGGCCATCCTGGGCCGGGAGATCCCCTTCGCAGAGTGGGCCAAGGTCCGGGCCGACAGCGACAACTGCTCGGTCCATGGTTGCTCCACCAACAAGGAGTGCTACGCCACCCAGGCTCGCCTACGGGCCGCCGACGCCCACATCGTGGTGGTCAACCATGCCGTCCTCTTCGCGGATCTGCTGTTCTTCAACAGCCTGATCGGCCGCTACGACGTGGTCATCTTCGATGAGGCCCATGAGGCCCGCGAGTACGCCCGCTCGGCGCTCGGCAACGAGTTCACCGAGGGCTCCCTGCGGGGTCTGCTGGCCGAGGCCCGCAATCTGGTCAACCGGGAGTACGACAACCACGCCCAGGCCCTCCTGGAGGCCCAGCGCGACGCCGTGGGTGCTCAGACGGTCCTCTTCAACTCCCTGGATGACCTGCCCGCGGTCAAGAGCGGCCAGACCACCGCCCGCCTGGGCCAGGCCGACATCGTGCTCAACCAGGACGCCTGGGCCGACTACATCCTGGCCATCCAGGTCTACGCCGGGGTCCTGGCCCGCATCGCCCCCGAGCTTGACACCATGAAGTCCAAGGACATGCTGCCCTACGAGCGCCGCCTGCAGATCCTGAAGAAGCGCTCCGCCAACCTGGCCGCCAAGGTCCTCGAACTGGTCACGGCCGACTTCGATGAACTGGTGCGCTGGGTCGAGGTGACCGGGCGCGGGACCGACCGCAAGCGGGTCATCAACTCCTGCCCCATCGACGTGGCCCCCTGGCTGCGCGAGAACCTCTTCAGCCAGGTCACGGCCATCCTGACCTCGGCCACCCTGCAGGTCTCGGGCCGCTTCGACTTCGTGGCCCGCCAACTGGGCCTCGACACCTACCGGGAACTGAACGTGGGCACCCCGTTCGACTTCACCACCCAGGCCATCACCTTCGTGCCTAGCCTGCCGGATCCCTCCAAGGAGCGGGTGGCCTTCGACAACGCCGTCATCAACGAGATCCGCAGCCTGCTCTCCGCTTCGAACGGCCGGGCGCTGGTGCTGTTCACCTCGATCAAGGCCATGCGGAACGCCTACGATGCCCTGGCCGACCTGCTGCCCTACACCTGCCTGATGCAGGGTCAGGCCCCCAACAAGGTCCTGGCCGCCCAGTTCGCCGCCGACACCCACTCGGTGCTCTTCGCCACCCGCAGCTTCATGACCGGGGTGGACTTCCAGGGCGAGACGCTCAGCCTGGTCATCATCGACAAGCTGCCCTTCCCGGTGCCCACCGAGCCCCTCTTCGAGGCCGAGGCCGAGTGGCTGGAGCGCCGGGGTGGCAACAGCTTCAACGATCTGTCCATCCCCATGATGAGCCTGGTCATGAGCCAGGCCGCCGGGCGGCTCATCCGCCACCGCTCAGACCGGGGCGTCATCGCCTGCCTCGACCCTCGCCTCTGCTCCAAGGGGTACGGCAAGCGCATCCTGAAGACCCTCCCCCCGGCTCCCCTGGTGCGGGACCTGGGGGCGGTCAAGGCCTTCTTCGACGGGGCTCGGTCATGAGCCCCCAGGAGGTCACCAAAGCCGAGTTGGCGACCCTGGTCGAGGTGGCCAGGGAGGCCCAGGACTGGCTGCGTGGGAGCCCTTACAAGAGCAAGCAGGGCGACGGTGACCGAGACATGGCCGACAGGCTCTACGAGGCCCTGCAGCCCTTCAGCCCGGTCAGGAGTGCCCAGTCATGACCCAGATCAACGGTCGCCTGCTGATGCGGGACTACGAGCGGGAGTGCCCCACTTGTCACGGGGTGGGGCACCTCACCCGTGAGGGTCTGGACTACGACGCCTACTGGAGCCTCGACTACGACGGCAACGAGGCCAGCCCAGCGACCGGCGGCTGGCTGTACGACAAGGTGGCCTGGCCCACTCTGCGCGACGCCCAGCGCAAGCACCGGGAGGACCAGGAGGCCACCCGAGCCCGGTGGGACAACTCCAAGATGGGCCAGTACCTGGCCCGCCAGCGTGCCAGTAAGAGCGCATGAGCCCCATGCCCCTGACCGACGAGCAGATGGCCCGCACGGCGGCCTTCTACGGCATCGACATGACCGAGGCCCGCCGCCGCTACGAGGTGGTCCAGGCCCACCGCGATGACCCCGAGGACCCCATCTGCGTGGGTTGCGCCCGCCGCCCGGCCGAGATGGACGAGTACGACCCCTACCTGGAGGACTACGAGGGCGAGCACTTCGATGATGACGGCAACCTGCGAACCTTCACCCTGGAGGAGAAGCGCCGCCTGGCCTGCATTGAGAACGAGGGCACCCTGAACCCCGAGAACGGGCACTTCCTCTGCAACGATGACTACATCCGCAACGGCACTCCTTCCAGTGCTCGGGGCTGGGTCTGCCCATGAGCCTCCAGGAGGAGCGGCAGCGCCGGGCCGCCCGCATCGGGGCCTACGGCATGGTCAAGGAGGCCCAGATCCGCTCTGCGCTGCCCCCGGAGGAGCAGCAGGAGCTAGAGGACCTGGAGGCCCTACGGAGGCGCTCAGCGGCCCAGGAGACCCGTCTGGAGGAACTCTGGGCCAAGGCCTTCCGCGACCACGTCCCGCCCCAGGCGGTGACCTATGACTGACGCCACCGAGGCCGTCCTGGAGGAGGTCGCCATCGAGCGCGGCCGCCAGATCGCCAAGTGGGGTGGCCGCGACGGGGACGGCATCGAGAACCCGACCACCTCCAACTACGTCCGGCTGCGGGTCCTGGCCGAGGAGTTCGGGGAGGTGGCCGAGGCCATGGGTCGCCCTGAGGACGGCAACGGCAAACGCGACCTTCGCACTGAACTGATCCAGGTGGCGGCGGTGGCGGTGGCCTGGCTGGAGGGACTGACATGACCGACCCCGAGTACCGCATGATCGAGGCCGTCTTCCACCCGGAGCGCACCACCCAACTGGCCCGGACCTATATCGATGGTGTGGTGATCAACACCGCCATGACCGGCGACCTGGGCTACGAGACGGCCGTCCTGGACGCCGAGGCCGCTCATCCGGTGGCCCGCTACGCCACCGAGGATCAGGCCCGCGCCGGGCACCAGTGGTGGCGCAAGCACATCGTCGGCGCTCAAACCGTGATCGAACTGGGCTATCCCGGCGCGATCGAGGACGAGGAGGTGCGCCTGGTGCGGCCCTACCCGCGGGCGCTGGAGCCATGACCCGACACCATGTTCGCCACGATGACGGCACCTGGGAAGAGGTGGACGAGCCCCTGGTGACCAAGACCGGCAGGGTGCTGACCGACGAGGACATCGAGGACCTGGCCGACGAGGCCGAGCGTGGCTACGAAGTGCTGCCTGACGCCATGGAGTGGTCCCCTACCGATCATCCTCAACCGTGAGCATCGACGTCGAGATGGTGCGCCAGCTAGCCGCCTTCGAGCAGGTCCTCTCCGCCCTGGCTTTCTACGCCGACGCTGACACCTACCACGCCATCGGGTTCTTCCCAGACCCACCTTGTGGGGACCTCATGGAGGACTTCTCCGAGCACGGGGACCGTTTATACCCTGAGGGCGATCAGAGGCCCGGTAAGCGGGCCAGAGAGGCGCTGGCGGCCTGGGTGGCGGCCACTCACCCATCTGACGACGAGCCCAGCCATGAAGCCGTCTGAGGCCCTCCAGAAGGGCATCTGCCCATACTGTTGCGGGGCGGGTGAGATCGAGAACGTCATCTACGGCATGGTGGTCTGCCACCTGTGCCACGGCTCCAAGAAGTGGCCGCCGCCGGAGGAGGGCTGGGAGGCTCAGATGGCTGAGGTTCCCCATGAGTGACGTGCCCGACGTGCCTGAGAACATGGAGGCGTTCCCTCCGGTGCCCCGCCTTGGTGGGGCCATCGGGCGCACGGCCACCGTGGCCTGCCAGCAGGACCAGCATGACCTGTGCCAGGGCCAGTGCTGGTGCCGGTGCCATGAGCGGTCGCTCAGCGGGGAGGAGCAGGACGAGATCGGCTGGTAGCTCCTGCCCGGTCGTAGCCCAGAGCCCTGAAGGGGTGAGAGAAAGGACCCCTTCTCGATGAAACGCCCGAAGTGGTGGCCGTGGGGCAAGTCTGCACCGGCCCCTGACACCGAGTCCGAAGAGTGGATCGCGGAACTGAAGGAGCCCGTCGAGCCCGCCGCCATGCCCGAGCCGGTACCAGGGACTCCCGCCCCTACGCCTGAGCCCGCTCCTGAGCCCCCTCCGCCCCCGGAGCCATCCGGGTTGCCACCGGCTGCTACAGCGCCTCCTGAGGGCACTCAGGCCCCTCCGGAGGCTCCCCAGCCCCCTCCTTCGTCCACTCGCTCCTCTAAGTCTCCGCGCCGCCCGCCGCCGTCCTGACTAGAAGGATGCTTGAGAATCGGGTATGATGCGCGTACATGACTGATCAATCCACCTCTCAAGCTCTCGAAGTCGTTCCGGACGAGGTCGTCGCGGCCGTCAACTCGGGATCCATCACCTGGAGTGACCTGGCCAAGGCCCTGGTCCGGCGGCGTCCGGCCGAGGCCCCTGTCACCCCACCCAAGCTGCCGCTGGCGGCCAAGATCTCCGACGAGCAGATCGAGGCCCTGACCAAGCTGCTCAAGATCTTCGGCTCGGTGGTCCCCACCGTGCGCCGGGCGCTGGAGCCCAAAGAGCGGGCCGCCATCATGGAGGAGCGCCAGACCCTCGACGTGGTGGGCAACATGGTCGAGTCCCGCAAGGACGGGATCCGCACCTCCGTCCTCAATCACAACGACGTGACCAAAGAGTCCAATAACGGGGGTAAGCCCCTCGATGCTCCGACCGATAAGGATGGGCATTACTTCGCGGCTGACAAGGACATTATTCCGGTTCCGGATTCGGACCGGGTCTTCTCCTGGGAGACCTCCAGACGTGAGCCGGATATAAACCTGGACAGGCTCAAGGCTCTGTCCGAAGATCCCAGTGTGCCGGAGTTCACCCACGCCGATTGGCTGGCCATGACCACCCAGACCCGCGTCTTCGATGAGCACAAGACCATGACCCATCTGAAGGACAATCCGGCTCTGCTGTCGGTCATCGCCCGCGCCGCCGAGCCTGCGGTGACCAGGGGAGCCCTCTATGTCAGGAAAGCCAAGTGAGCACCATGACCGCCGAGTTCGTACCCACCCTCGATGCCCTGGAGCGGGACACCGAGCCCCTGGTGACCATCGAGCCCACCGACATCGCCCCGTCCGACCCGCGTCTCGACCCCAGCCTCATCGTCCCCTCGGTCGAGGTGGAGATGCCCACCGACGAGGTCTCCCCGACCCTGGTCATCCTGGACTACATCATTGATCCGGCTACCCCGCTCTTCGAGGGCATCGACACCTCGGTTGAGCCCCACTTCACCGTCTCGGAGGCGGCCAAGTTCTTCTTCCGGCGGTCCTCGCACTGGATCCGCCTGCAGGAGAACCTGTGCATCAAATGCCGCCAGCCGTGGCGGACCAAGGATCCCAACGTCTGCCCCAAGGACGGTGAGGAGCATGACATCGGCTTGATCCGCATCAATGGGGTCCGGGTGCCCCCGCCCCGCACTGAGGGCAACGCCCGCTACTACACCCTGGCCGATATCGAGAACACGGCCAGGGGCCTGTACGAGCAGAGTGTGATCGATCACAATCAACTGTCTTTTGCCCTGGCCATCGCCCGACTACAAGGACGATTGTGGGACTATCTCTAGGATGGTCAGTGTCGAGCCGTGCGAGAAGCATGAGATCATCAACTGCTCGGTCTGTCATAAGCCGCCGCCTCCACCCAGGATAAGGACCAGTGGAGATGGCGGTAAGTTTTCGTCTGGTCATGTGGCGGGTGGCAACGTCACTGTCACGGCTAAGTATCCGGGGCATTGTTATGAGTGCCGTGAGCCGTTTGAAGCTGGCGATCCCATTACCCGCTCGTTTGATGACGATGGCTGGATTTGTGGAGACTGTGCCGGATGAGACTCCTCGACAAGCCGGAAGTTTTCCTCGTTGCCTACCCGACCGTCGATTGGACCGAGATCCGCCGGTACTTACGCGCCGTCGATACCGACGCCCTGGAATGGGCTGACCGGGTTCAGGAATCTGGGCTCTCCGATGGTGAGAGCCTGGTGGAGTTCGGTGGCCGCCTGTGCTACCGGTCCTGGGTCGAGGGCCTCAACCCCAACGTCCGCCGGGTCCGCAAGGACTCCACCGACTACCTGGGCAACATCCTCGAATCCCACCACGGCTCGGTCATCGAACATGCCAACTACAGCTTCGTGATGCACAACGTCTCCCGAGTGTTCACCCACGAACTGGTCCGCCACCGGGCCGGAGCGGCCTACTCCCAGGAGAGCATGCGCTTCGTCCGCTTGGACGACCTGCCATTTTGGATGCCCGAGTGGGCGCGTGACGACCCGGACCTGATGGGCCGCAGCATCGACCTGCTGCACCAGATGGAGCGCCATCAGCGCTGGATGGCCGAGCACTTCGGCCTGGACGACCCCGGCGTCCCTTTCAGTGAGAAGAAGGCCAAGACCTCCTTCATGCGCCGCTTTGCCCCCGATGGGGTGGCTACCGGGGTGCTCTGCACCATGAATATCCGCACCCTCCGGCATGTGATCTACATGCGGACCGCCCTCGGGGCCGAGGAGGAGATTCGCCTGGTCTTCGATGAGGTGGCCTATATCTGCGCCGAGAAGTTTCCCGACCTGATGCAGGACTATTCCCCCGATGAGGATCGTGCTTGGATTCCGGAGTGGATCAAGGTCTAGGAGGCCTCTATGACGGCTTGCGGCAAGCTGGTGACCGGCTACAACTCCCCCGACCGGGACAACCCTCAATCTGAGCACTGGGTGGAGCTACGCACTGGCTATCCCTGCTCGGTGGAGCTTGAGACCTCTGGAGCCCACCCCGGCCCCTGTGCGGCCGTAGAGCAGCCTCAGACCGTCACCTCCCGTCAGCGGTGGCTGGAGACCAACCGGAGGCGCACAGAGGACCTCAGGCACCAATCCTCGGGCCTGGGGGAGACCCAGGGTCGGCCTCTGACCTTCGCGGAGAATGCTGGGGCTGATCCGGCCATCATCCACCCGGCCCAGGAGGTCCCCTGCCCGCTGTGCTCGGACTACGTCCTGGCCAAGGACCTTCCTGACCATCTTCGTCAGGTGCATGCCTCCACGGCCGCCACCGCCGTCCGGACCGTCCCTCCCAAGGCCGAGCGCGGTCCTGCCCCTCCGGGGTACTACTACGCCGGGGATGGTTCCGCGGAGGACACCGGAGAGATGCACTCTTCGCCCTCCGGTCCTCGGGGTCAGATGCCCACCAGGGCCGACCGGCCCCACGATCAAGCTCTACCTGAGCCCAACACCCGCCCGGTCATGCATGAGGTGCTCATCGATCTGGTCTCCAAGCGCTTGGCCATCGGGGTCGAGCGCTACGGCACCGGCCTGCAGCCCATGAACGGTCGAGACGCCTTTCGCGATCTGGTCGAGGAACTGGTGGATGCCACCGTCTACACCCTGCAGATCCAGCATGAAAAAGCCGAGATGCTTGAATATGCTAAGGCTATCCATTATTTGATCCTTCATCGTGTTACGCCTGAAGAACCTGCGGTGTTAGATGTGTTGATAAACCACATTGAAACATTATTGAGATGGCTGGGAGATCCGGTTGAGCACTCTGCTAATCGACGGGCATAACATCGCCCTTCGCTCCTTGTTCGCCATGAGCAAGGCCAAGCCCCTCAGCACCGAGGACGGCATCCCCACCGGAGCCCTCCACACCTGCATCATCACCATGGCCAGCTACATCAAGAGGATCCAGCCGGACCGGGTCATGGTGTGCTGGGACTCCGGCGGCTCCTCCTGGCGCAGCGAGGTCTTTCCTGAGTACAAGGCCGAGCGTTCCCACTCCAGCGACCCGAGCGACTACATCACCAAGCTGATCCTGTTCCTGGACCTGGCCGGGGTCCCCCAGATCGCCATGGCCCACCTGGAGGCCGATGATCTGATCGCGTCCTATTGGAATCATGAAAACTCAGATTCGATGTTACACATTCTAAGTGGGGACAAGGATTTCTACCAGCTACTCGATCAGTGGACCATCATCCATCATCCCGGTGATAAAGAACCATGGACAGATGTCCGGTTCGAGAATGAGTTTGGATTTAAACCGGATAACATGCGGCTTGTCATGGCCTTGATGGGAGATAAGATTGATGGGATCCCAGGAGTGCCCGGAGTGGGCATGAAGACAGCGGTGAAGATCCTTGATAGCGTCTATGCTAATGAGCAGCAGTTGATCCATCTAGAGTCCTTCGGAAAGATCAAGATTCCACCAGGGGTGGTCAAGAGGAATCTTTCCCTGGTGGATCTGACCAAGATCTTCCTGACGGGTCTGCCCACACTCAACCAGTTTTCACCTACCGTCCCAGGTGGACAGGGCTGGGATGAACTTGTAGCATTCCTCGACCGGCTGGAACTTCACGTTGTTAAGGGTCGCCTTATGGCTCATCGTTTGTGGACGGAAGCCGGTTGGAGTCCGAAAAAACCGCAGGTGGAAGGCCATGAGAAAGGAGATCGCCTCTGGGCATATTGATCAGGGTTCGTAGTCGCTGAAGACTTCGTTCCCTCGCAAGTCCCCAACTCACGAAGGAGACCCATGAGGAAACTTCTACTCATCCTCGCCGCCGCTATAGGCGGCACGTTTGCTTTAGCAGCACCGGCCCATGCTCAACCGGCCAGCCCGGTAGACGCCCCCTACCACCCGAGCCCCGTGGTCGCCGCCAGTGGTTCGCCCCCGGTGGTCCTCACCTCGGTGCGAACCCCGACGCTCCCGAGGTATCGAGTCGTTAGCGGCGACTCGCTCTGGAGCATCGGGATCCGCCTCAACCGGCCGTGGACTGCGCTCGCTGCCTACAACCGGAGTCTGGTTCCCAACCCGAACCTCATCTACGTGGGTCAGGTCTTGACCATTCCACCAGTTGGGTACTCGGGCTCGGTTGCACTACCCGTCCCGGCCCCTCGGTATTCATCTCCTGTTACCCATTCGGTAACCCACCACTACTCGGCTCCTGTGGTCACATATACACCCAGGCCAGCCCCAGTGGTGAGCAGCTATGCCGCGCCGGGCAGCTTCAAGGCGTGCGTCGAGATGCGAGAGTCCACCGATGGTCGAGGCTCCTCGAACCTGTACGGGATCTTGAACTCGACCTGGGCCAGCCTGGGCCGGTCAGGATCTGCCTACTCGGCCTCTCCGGCCGAGCAGTCTGCAGCTTTTGATCAGCTTTACGCCAAGGACGGCGCGCAGCCCTGGAGACCCTACGATGGGTGCTAGCACGTAGTCGCAACAACTTCGTGCTGGAGACCCCCTCCCGCCCGCCCTGGGAGGGGGTCTCTGCGCGCCAGGGTTGTGGGCCGACCGTTCAAGGTGGTAGCGTCCCCGCCGAGATCAGTCGGGCTGGATCCCCCTTGATGCTCGCATTAGGTCGCCCCCTCACTGCTGGCCGGTGATGGGGCGGCCGACTCTTTCCCGAAAGGCGAGGGTACTGGGTGGTCAAGAAGGGTGGGGAGCCTACCGGCTCTGCGGTGTCAACCAAACAACTGGCATACACCGTCAGAGACGGAAGGATAGTAGCTTTCCATCTTGAGGGGCAGGTAATCGCAGGGTATTTGGCTGGAATGGATGGATACCACTGGCTGGTGATAACGCCATCATTAGAGATTCATCTGGTACATAAGAGTTGCGCTCGCGTTGATCTCGGTAAGTTAGATCAGAAAGCTTCTCTCCCTAACGAGGCTAATAAAGATGAGATCGAGCGGTTGGTGCTCCCTTTTCGTCAGTGGCTTCGAGAGAGAGAAATAATCCCTCCGGGGCCGAGCCGAAAGGGCGACTAGATGCTAAGAGCTTACGAGACCGAGTTAGACGAACTCGGTGTTACCAGTGTGGTAGTCAGGCGGGCGCAGGCGGTAGAGGTCACATCCAAGACCACCGCCATTGATATTCGAGCAGTACATATCATCAAACAGCTTGCCGTGGATGCGGACTGGAACTGGCAAGCAATCCGGGATTACGTGCATGATCAGATCTGTCAGATCCACGGGGACTTCCCACCTATGCCCGCGGTGCAGGAATCGGGGATCTTCAAGGCCTTCTTGAAGCGCTGGCCCAACGACGACTTCCCGGTCGTCACCGGCCCCCAGATCGCCCGCTACGCCTTCGAGGTGGAGGGTGGGTGGTGGTACGGAGCCCCTATCGGCTACGGCCGCTTCACCAAGGCCTCGGACGGCTATTTCGCCGTGCCCATCGCCACCAAGCTGGCCGCCGCGGCTCCTTTCCTCTCGGCCCTGTAGGTGCTGGAGCTTCCTCCGCTCCCCTCGGCGGTACACACGCTCAGCAACGAAGACTCTGATCGACTCAAGCGTGAGTTCGGTCCGGCGCTGGCGATCTCCCCCACCGATTGTAAGACCTGTGATGGCACCGGCACCTTCCGGTGGTATGCCAGGGCCTCACTCGACTGGCAGGGCGCGCCTGATGTCATCGATGAGTTCAAATGCCCCTGCGATGATCAGTGGATCCTCAGTCGATTTCTGCTGCACTGTGGCATCGAGTACAAGTATCAACGGTTTGATTGGTCCGATATCGCAGTAACCATGCCTGCGGAGATCAACGATTACCTGAGTAATGCTCGCCAGATCATCGGGGCGGGACTAGGGCTGGTGCTCTATGGATCAGAGGGAACCGGTAAGACCCTCCTGGCCATCCTGTTGCTCAAGACCCTCATCGCCAGGGGTCACCATGGATATTTCACCACCTACTCCAACATGATCCAACGCTTCAATGAAGGTCGTTTCGATAAGGAAGAACGACAGTGGTTCTTGCGCCGGGTCACCCATACCTCGGTTCTGGTCATCGATGACATCGGTCGCGAGCAGAAGCGTAAGACCTTGGAGAAGGATAAGGGAACAGTGGATTCCCTGCAGGCCACCGCCGAGTTCCTCTTCGAGGATGTGGTGCGTCACCGGGTGGGCATGGCGACACCAACCTTCATCACCTCGAACCTGGCCCTCGGTGACATCGCCAGCAAATACGGCAGCAATGTCATGAGCCTCTTGGCCGAGCAGGCCATCCCGGTGGAACTGACCGGCATGGACTGGCGCAACACCAGTTCGGCTCGGGGCATGGAGGAACTGCGTCAAGGGTTACGTCGCCCCGTGGTCCTGTAGATGTCCAACTATCCCGAGCAGCAACTGATCTGCCATCTCACTGACAGCGACTCGCTGGCCTTCCTGGTCCAGGAGGGTCTCAACCTGGATGTCATACCCACTGCATCCCTGCGGGAAGTGGTGACCTTCGCGCTGGAGTACTTCATGAACTCCGGGAGTCAGCTAGCTCCCACCATCGAAGTGCTCGACACCCACGAAGTATCGGCTGGGCGCACCTTCGGCAACATGCTGGATGACATGGAGATCCCCTGGCGCGAAGGCTACGAGGCCAGCCTGGAGTGGATCATGGTGGACCTGCGCGCTCGCTACCTCACGGTCAAATCCCAGACCCTGATGCGGGACATCTCCGCCAAGATGGCTGACACCGATGCCGCTGATCGCCTCGAAGTATTCAGTGGTTTCGTCACTGAATGCACCGAGATAATCATGGGCCTGCAGGAGCGGCGGACCAAGGTGGAGATGACCGCCGACATCGGCACCCGCCTTTTGGCCTATGAGGACCGAGTGGAGAACAAGGACCTTCGCACCGGGCTCACCATGGGCCTGGACGAGGTCGATGCCGTTACCTCTATGATCCATCCCGGTGAACTGGCCATGCTGGCCGCCTACGCCAAGCTGGGCAAGAGCTTTGCCCTGGACCTGATCGCCCTCAAGGCCTGGAAGGCCGGGCTGCGGGTGGTGCTGTACACGCTGGAGAACGCCATCGACATGACCCTTGACCGCATGGCCTGCTTGGTGGCCGGGATCGATCCGGCCAAGTGGCAGCGCGGCGAGTGCATCGACATCGAGGTGCAGCGGGTCCGGGACCAGATCTCCGACATGGAGAAGTCCGACAACCCCTTACACATCCTGGCCCCCGACCCTGGCCAGCGCACCCCGCAGGCCATGGTCCGCATGGCCCAGATCCTCGACGGCGAAGCCATCGTGATCGATCAACTCAGCCACATCGAGCATCCCTCCGGGGACCCCGGCCGCAAACGGGCCGACATCATCGAGACCGAGAAGTTGCGATCGTTGCGATTGCTGGTGTCCACCGGCCGCCACCGCATGTCCTGCTTGGTGGCTCACCAGATCAACCGGGAGGGTAAGAAGGCCGCCGACAAACGGGGCTGGCATGAGATGTACGACCTGGCGGAAACGTCAGGAGCAGAGCGCGAGACCGATCTGGTTTGCAGCATGTACCAGTCCAATGACATGATGCAGATCAAACAGGTATTGTTCCAGATCCTGGCTTCGAGAAGAACCCCCATCAAATGGTGGGAGATCAAGTGGATGATGGAGCAAGGGGCTGTGTGGGTGCAGAACGAGAAGACTCCCTATGCCAGTTAGGACCAAGTTCACATCCGGGGCCTCAGCGGCCAAGGAGAAGGCTGGGGAGCGGGGTGGCGACTTCCTGGCCTTCTCCTTGCTACCTGACCAGGAGAAGGAGCAACTGGCCCGTACCCTCCTGGCCGAGTTTGGCGTGACCCACATCGCCAACGTCACCGACCGGGGCGAGATGATCCACTCCTGCTGCCTGCCCCTCGGGGGCCACCGCAACGGGGACGCCAACCCCTCGGCCTCGCTCAACTTCCACAAGCTCACCTACAACTGCTACGGCTGCGGCAACAGCGGCGGCCTGCTGTGGTTCATCGCCACCTGCCGCGGCACCTCCTCCGAGGACGCCCGCACCTGGCTGGGTACCCAGACCGGCGTGGGCGAGGAGCAGGACCTGGCCGCCCTGCTGGCCTACTTCGACGCTGTGTGGTCCCCTAAGCGGGTCGAGCGCCCGCCCATACCCAAGCTCGATCCTCGCATCCTGGAGCCCTGGCGGGCCATCCACCCGTGGCTCACCGACTTCCGTCACATCCCGGTCGAGACCATCATCGACTTCGACGTGGGTTACGACCCCGAGTGCAAGATCCCCATTCATGCACCCGGCGAGCCGGTCCGCTTCATCACCTCGGAGCGCATCATCATCCCGCACTGGTGGAGAGGCAATCTGGTGGGCTGGCAATCTCGCCGTTTGAACAAGGATGGCACCGCCAAGTACCTCAACTCCGGGGACTTCCCACGGGAGTTCTCCATCTATCACTACGACCCCAAGTACTCGCCGGTTGTGGTCGAGTCACCTATGAGCGTACTCTCCAAGCATCATATCTGCCCGTTCATGGAGGCCACCTTCGGGGCCAAGGTCACCGATTATCAGATCAATCTCCTGGCTAGTCACTTCCGCGTCACTCTGTTCTACGACAACGATGAAGCAGGGTGGGGAGCCACTGAGAAGGTCGGAGAAGCCTTGCTGGCCTATACCGACGTGTTCGTGGTGGACAATCCCTTCAACGCTGACGCCGCTGATCTCTCCGATGAAGTCTTCATGGATCTGATCACTCATCCTATCCCCTTTAGCATGTGGCGTCCACCGAAGAAGCTACTGGAGATCTGATGCAGATCGAGTTCCATGCCGTCATCTTCGATGAGGACCAGGCCCGCCGCAATCATAAGTGGGGTGAGGTAGGGTTCTCCTTCTCCGGCATGAGTGAGGCGCAACGCACGTTGCTGATGTCTATCCTTCGTCGCACCGCCGATCGGCTGGAAGAGCATAGAGAGGAGACCGCCATGTCACTACGAAAGACCGGCTCAGGCCAAATCCTGGGCGAGGACAAGCCCACCGAGAAGACGGCCACCAGGGGGAACTGGGGCATCGAGGACTCCGATGAACTGGCCGCCGAGATGACCGAAGAGGAGCGTCGAGCCGCGGAGCATGCCCAATAACCCACCTACCCGGCCGCCCTGGGAGCGAGCCCGGCCGGACATCAAGCCACCCACGCTGAGACGGAGCGCCGGTCCTGGTGACGGAGCCTTCGCGGACGACATCTGGGTTGGGGACCCCGAGGAGTGGGTGGCCGAGCGCAGCCCGGCCTACGTGGCCCAGGAGCGGCCAAGACCCTATGCCGTGGAGACCGGACCCATGGAGTTCACCTCCTGCGTGGGCCTGCAGCGCTGGCCCCTGATCGTCTGGGATGTCAACGCCTACTACGCCGAGCTTGGCATCCCCTGGATGGCCACCCGCTCCGAGATTAGAGAGGCCTACCAGCGCCGTCACGGTGACACCTCCGATCGGCTGACTTACATCGTCAAGCAACTGCTCGATCCCGAAGTTAGAGACCAGTACGACGCCTGCCAGCCGGGTGCAGTGTTCTTCGACCGCTACATCGCCGCTTACGTCAAGAATCAGATGTTGCGCGACCATGTGATCGAGCATGGGCGTATCCTGAACTTCGAGGAGGTCGAAGACCTCAACACCATTGATCTAAGCAAATATATGAATCGGCCGTTTGACACGGTCACACCCGAGGGGCAGAATGTGCCCAGCCGTTGGCGTTGGGGGTTCTACCTGTGGGCCTCGGATGACTACGACACCGCCAAGCTTCGACAGTGGCAGGGACTGCTGATCGAAGCACTCGCACGAAAGGGGGCCGTTCTCAATCTCAGCGTCGGTCTGGTCGGAGGTTCTCTGGAGCCAATGAAGGTCGAGGCGGTTGGCTACCGGGTGGTCGCATTCCTGAGTGACACTGAACAGCCGATTCCACAGTTGGCAGAGGCCGCTGCGGACCGTGTGATTAGTACCGCGTCAAGTATGCAATCCGAAAGGATCCATCGTCATGTCTAAGTTTCGAAGTGGAGCAGAAGAGGCTGCCAAGTCTCAAATGGCCTCCTTTAACCGCGTGGACTTCTTTTCTGTCGAGCCGGATAAGTCTGTTGTCGTGAGGTTTCTCATGGACTACGACGAGTGGCCGTCCGTCGAGGTTCACACCATGGTTCCCGTCCAGAAGGAGAAGCCAGCCGAACGCCGGTCCTGGCCCAAGACGGTTCCGGCTATCTGCCGTCGAACCAAGCTGCCGGACAGCACTCCTCTCGATGTCCAGGCCACCATGCCGTTCTTCCCGTATCTGTACCCCGACTGCTACGTCTGCGATCACATTCGCAAGGCCGATGGCAAGCCCATCTCCCGCACCTCCCGCTCCTTCACGCTCCTGGTCATCCGGGAGGAAGTACGCGGTGACGGATCTGCCGAACTGGGCGGTGAGGCCAACAAGGGCAAGCTCCTCGGTTACAAGGACAAGATGAAGGAAGTAGCCGTGGTGGACTCGGCCGGAAAGCCCACCGGGGACGTGGAGAAGGTCCGGGACATCCGCATCGTCCAGCAGGCCTACTCCAACTTCTTCATCCACCTGGAGGGCATGGCCGGGGTCCACGGCACCCTGCTCGACCGGGACTACTTCATCAAGCGCAAGGGCGAGTCCACCGACACCGAGTATCAGGTGGTCCACCTCGATCAGCAGCATGTGAACGGAGCCAACGGGCCGGTCATCTTCGACCTGAGGAACCCCGAGTTCGCCAAGCGCTACGGCATCGAGGTCACCGCCCAGGGCCGGGTCTACCCCAAGGAGCTTGACCTGGACGAGCACATCGAGCGCCAGATGGCCGACCGTTACTACGGGCTCTACCTCGACCCCCGTATTCCACAGCCTGTGGAGGGAGGTGGGGATAACGCCGCGACCCCGGCGGCCGCTCCGGTGGCCAAGCCTGACACCGAGGCCACCAGTGACCAGATGGCGGCCCTGAGAGACCGGGTGGTGGGCTACTCCAAGACCAACGCCCTAGAGGGCAACGGAGCCACCACAGAGGCCCCTCAGAGCGTCCCTGAGCCCGTGGCGGCCCAGGCTCCGGTGCAGGTCCCCACAGCGCCTCCTGCGGCTCCTGCGGCCCCATCTGTGCCTCAGCCGGTCATGGTTCCGGCTGGCGCTGAGGACTTGCCGGTGTCTCCTGGCCAGCCGGTGGTGACACCCGACTTCGGCTAGAACAAAGACGACCTGTGGGTGGTCGGCCTTGGGGAAGTGACCGACCACCCACGGCCCAGGTTGGAACAAGGCTGGAGGTGAGACGATGACTGCTTGGCCGACTCCCGGCGGGACGGTGGTACGCGCCGTGCATCCCGAGCTAGGATGCCCCATGCGAGCATCATGCCAGGGGCACTTGTACGTCACGATGAACAGTGCTGTGCCGGTCGATCACAACCGATCAGAATGTCGGTATGTACAGTCGGCTGAATGCCTGGTGTGCGGATACGTCACACCGCAACTAGACGCCGACTTCTTCACCGAGGCCACCCCTCAGGATATCGAGGAGTGCCTGGCCATGATCCACCGGCTGATGGAGGATCTTAGGGCTCGTTATCAGTACATCTCCCAGCTTAAGTTTCATGGGGAGAAGTTCCTGCTCCCGGCTGACCTATGACCTATGACCGCAGGGTGCTGGTGGAAGTCCTCGTCTACCACTGGCCGACGAATACCGCTGGCTGTACCTGTGGCCAGGTGACGTTAGGGCGGTCCTACCCAGAACACGTAGCAGACGTGTACGAGGCGTCCATAGCGGAACTGCCAGTCGGGGCAGAGGATCAGTGAGCGTCGAATCAGGGCCTCATTACTTCCGTCATCAGGGTTGGCGTTGGTGGATATGCCGTCATTGCTTCCGGCCCCGCTCTATGCACCCCGTCGATGAATGGGTTCGATCTCGACCAATCGGTGATCACATTCGTATGACCGCGACCCAGGTGCGCCAAAGTCTGGAGGGGATCTGATGAGCCTCTTCAACTTCGTCCAGGCCCTCCCTGGCAACGACCGGGCCGTGGTCACAGTGGAGGATATGAGGGTCGAGACCCCCTGTGTGGTGTCCGATCTGGACGGTTTCAGCTACCTGCTGGTGGCCACTCCTTACGTCTACTACGACACCTTCGCTCAGGCCCACTCTATGGGCATCTCCGTATTGGCCTGTTGGGATGGCCAGTACTGGGCTCATCAGTTTTGGGATTACTTCATGGACTACCGGGACCCCGAGATCGTCCCGTATCGGATGGGGATCAAGACCATCGACCGGAGGGTGCTGACGCCCTTCGTAGACCTGATGGACGCCGACGATGCCGACAACGCCGAGAACGCTCGGCCCACCTTCGTTAACGTCCATACCCACACCGAGTTCTCCGCTCTGGACGGACTGTCCAAGGTGGAGGAGATTGTCCGACTGGCCGCTGACATGGGCCAACCGGCCTTGGCCGTCACCGACCATGGCATGTGCGCAGCCCATCCCCACCTCCAGCTAAAGGCCACCGAGGCCGGGATCAAACCCATCTTCGGGCTGGAGGCCTACTTCGTCAACGACCGGCTGTGGCGGCCCACCCCTGGTGACAAGGAGGAGCAGGAGCGGGGCAAGAACGACTATCACCACCTGATCCTGTGGGCCATGACCGACGAGGGCCTGCACAACCTGTGGGCCATGTCCACCGCGGCGCACCGGGAGGGCTTCTACTACCGGCCCCGGCTGGACTGGGAGATCCTGGAGCGCCTCAACGCCGGGGTCATGGCCTCCACCGCCTGCCTGCGCGGCCCCCTGTCGGTCCCCCTCCTGGCCGACGACGAAGAGCTAGCCGTCCGCAACCTGTCCCGGCTGCAGGCCATCTTCGGGGACCGGCTCTACATCGAGTTCCACTGCAACCAACTCCTCGAACAGCGCCAGGTCAACCAGGGCCTCATCGACCTGTCCCAACGCTTCAGCGTCCCGCTCGTTGCTGCCGTCGATTCGCATTACCCCTGCCGTGATGACCGGGTCACCCATCAGACCTGGCTGGCCCTGCAGACCAAGGACGACCTGCAGGACGAGAACACCCTCTTCGCCGGGGGCCAGGACTACCACCTGATGGACCGGGCCGAGGTATGCAACGCCCTGGAGGCCCACTACCCCCGAGCCATCGTCTCCGCTGCCCTGGACGAGACGGTGGTCCTGGCGGAGCGCTGCAACGCCCAGGTGGCCTCCTCCTCCCGGCCGCCCATCTTCTCCAAGCCCACCCCCGAGATGACTCGGACCCTGACCCCCGAGGAGATCACCCAGACCCTCCTGCAGGCCGATGTCACCCGGCTCATGGACATCTGCCTGGCCAACTGGGATCGAAAGGTCAAAGGAAAGAGCCATTCCGAGGCGGTGTATATCGAGCGTTTCGAGAAGGAAATGCGGATGTATATCGACAAATCCTTCTGCGGGTATTTCGACATCGTCTCTGACTACACCCGGTGGTCCAAGGAGCAGGGCTGGATCATGGGGCCGTCGCGGGGCTCGGGTGGGGCCTGCCTGGTGGCCTACCTGGCCGACATCATCGAGATCGACCCGGTGGAGGCTGACCTGCCCCTGGCCCGGTTTATGACCCAAGGCCGCCCGGATCCTCCCGACTTCGACCTGGACTGGCCCTCCTCGGTGCGGACCCCCATCCAGACCTACGTGGCCGAGCGCTGGGGCGAGGAGCATGTGGTCCGGGTCGGCACCCACACCCGGCTCAAGAACAAGGGCGTCTTCCGCAACCTGGCGCGGGTCCACAAGACCTCCGACAGCCGTCAGGTGGAGTTCCTGGACCTGGAGGCCATCTGCAAGATCATCGAGGATGAGGAGGCCGACTCAGCCGGTCTGGGCAAGTCCTGGGAGGTGGTCTACCTGGCTAACGAGGAGGTCTTCGCCCCCTACGTGGCCAAGTACCCCTGGCTGTTCGATCTGGCCACCAAGCTGGTTGGTCGGCTCAAGAGCTACAGCCGCCACGCCGCCGGGATGGTCATCTCCACCGAGAACACCCTGACCGACTGGCTGCCCATGCGGATGGGCGATGACGGTCACATGATCTCCGACTTCGACATGGAGGCTCTGGAGAAGCTCCACCTGCTCAAGTTCGACTTCCTGACCCTCCGCACCCTCGACACCCTGCAGGAGTGCATCGACCTGATCCACAAGCGCCGCCACGGGATCCGGGTGGATCTCTATAGCTGGACCAAGGAGATGTACGCCGATCCCCTGGTCTGGGAGGGCATCAAGGACGGCTACACCATGGGCCTGTTCCAACTGGAGACCACCGCTGTCACCGGGCTCATCCGTCGCGTCAAGCCTTCCAACCTGGACGAGCTAGCCGACGTGATCACCCTGGTCCGGCCGGGACCCACCAACTCCGGACTGACTAGCACCTACATCAAGCGCAAGGACGGCCTGGAGGAGGTGTCGGTCCCCGACCCCCGGCTGGCCGACGTGCTGTCGCGCACCTACGGCTGCATCGTCTACCAGGAGGACATCATCAACGTCTGCCGGGTGCTGGCCGGGTATGACGAGGAGGAGGCCGACGCGGTTCGCAAGGTGCTCGGCAAGAAGAAGGTCGAGCAGGTCGATGCCATGGGCAGGAAGTTCATCCCAGCCTGCGTGGATAGGGGTATGGATCGCGAGGCCGCCGAGGTTCTGTGGCATCAAATGGCGGAGTTTTCTAAGTACAGCTTCAACCGTGCTCACGCCTATGCTTACGCCGTATTAGCCTATTGGACGGCCTGGTTTAAGTTCCACTTCACCCCGGAGTTTCTGACCTCGGTGCTCTCCACTGTGGACAAGGCCCGCATCCCCGACTTCGTCAACGAGGCCCGGCGCATGCACTTTGCCGTGCTCCCGCCCGACATCAACGAGTCCGGCAAGGGGTTCACCGCCTACGACACCTCGGTGCGCTACGCCCTGGACGGCATCAAGGGCATCGGGGAGGCGGTGGTGGACGCCCTCATCGTCGGCCAGCCTTACGCCAGCTTCGAGGATTTCCTGGAGCGGCGCGGGAAAGCCTGCAACGAACTGCATATAAAGCTGCTGGCGGCGGTGGGGGTTTTCGACTCGATCTACCCCAACCGCCATGAGCTAGAGATCAAGCTCGACTACCAATCCAGCCCGGAGTCCACCGAGTGCGTCTACATCGACCCCACCAAGACCAGCCTGGTTGGACCCAATCAACTGCCCTGCCGCTTTGACTGGGGCTCCGAGCCGATTGAGCTATCCAAGACCGGCAAGCCCAAGAAGGCCAAGCCGCTCCCCACCAAGTGCTTCAAGGGCTGCCGCCATTACACCGCCCCGCCCCCGTGGAGCCCCGACGTGGAGCCCTATACTCCCACCGACATCCAGGATCGGGAGATGTTGCACCTGGGGGTCTGGCTGTCCTCTACTCCCTTCGATCGCATCGCTGAACAGGACATGGCGATGTGTCACACCGCCGATGAGATCACCCGTGGTCCTCTCGGTGAGTACTTCGTGGCCGCCATCATCAGCAAGGTGAACCGACGCAAGGATCGTTACGATAACGAGTATGCCTGGGTGAAGCTCTTTGCTCAGACCGGGATATTCGATGGAGTGTGCTGGAGTAAGACCTTCGCTGGACTCAAGAATATGCTTCGAGAAGGCGTATTGGTCATAGCAGTGATAAACAAGAAGATGGCTCGGGATCGAGAGACCTATGAGATCACGGCTATAATGCCGGTGTGAAAGGAAGCTGATGGCTGGAAAGTCAGCATTGAAAGGGATCGAGGCCTTCAAGGAGCGCTTCGACAAGAGCTACGGGGAGGGCAGCCTGCGGACCGGGGCGGAGTCCCAGGCCCCCTACGGGGTGATCTCCACCGGCTCCCTGCTGCTCGACTATGCCCTCGGGACCGGCGGCCTGGTCGAGGGCCGCCTGACCGAGTGGTACGGCTGGGATGACGTAGGTAAGACCACCATGGCCCTCATCGCGGTGGCCGAGGCCCAGCGCAAGTACCCCGACCGCATGGTGGCCTACATCGACATGGAGAACAAGCTCGACCTCGACTGGGCCACCGCCCACGGGGTGGACCTGAACCGGTTCTGGCCCTACTGGCCGCGCACCGCCGAGGACGTGGCCGACGCCACCACCGACTTCCTGCGCGAGCACTTCGTGTCCATGCTGGTGGTCGATTCCATCGGCTCCATGATCAGCCGGGTGGAGATGGAGAAGCAGGCCGACGAGGCCACCGTGGCGGTGGTGGCCCGCATCGTCACCCGCATGGTCAAGGCCGCCACCTCCCAGTCCCGTCAGCACAAGCCGGTGGTCATCCTCATCAACCAGCTACGGTCCGAGATTCGCGCCGCCGGACGGGGCGGCAACGGCACCACCCGGCCGGGCGGCAACGCCCTGCGCTTCCAGACCACCACCCGGCTCAAGCTCAGCTACACCGCTGAGCCCGCCATGACCGCCCAGAGCCACGGCGACACCATCGAGGTGGCCCGCGAGATCGGGGTCCAGGTGGAGCGCAACAAGTGCGGGGTCAAGGGCCGGATTGCTAAGGTGAAGCTGGTCTCGGTCCCCACCGAGGTCCACGGCCCCCTGGGTATTGATGTCTATGACGAGACGGCACGTCTGGGCGACACCCTCGGACTCATCACCAAGGCAGGAAGCTGGTACACCCTCCCTGGTCATGAGAAGCCCCTGCAGGGGCTCAAGGCGGTCGCTACCTACCTCCAGGCCCACCAGGACGAGACCGACGCCCTGCGGGCTCAGATCCTCTCTACCAGGGCGTCAGAGGTCACTGACGACCTGGGGGTCCCTCTCGCCTTCGAGGGGGAACTGGAGGCCGTAGAGGGGCCGTCAGAGACGCCTGGTGAGATTGACGGAGACGCTCTCTTCCGTTCGAAGTTCCATCGCCAGGCGCTATGAAAGCTGGGTGATGGGGGATCTCAACCATCGCATGGGGGACCTGCATGAGGCCTGGTTCGCCCGGCTGTTCTCCGGGGTGCGCTCACCGGGCTCGGGCAACCACCTGACCAACCAGGGCGATGGACGGCGCAGCGCCAACCGCTTCGGGCTGGGCTGGGTCTGGGACTGCAAGTCCACCTTGGCCAAGTCGATCGGGGTCTCCCTGGCCATGTGGGACAAGATCACCGAGCAGGCCGGGACCGACCGACCCCTCATGCCCATCCGGTTCTACCTGAATCACCGTCTCACCGAGTGTGTAGACCTTGTGGTCATGCAACCCGAGGACCTGATCGAGACCCTGGAGCTACTGGAGGAGGCCGAGCGCCGCCTGGAGCGGATCCGGGATGGGATGACCAACTGCTTGCCCCGTTACAAGGATCATCCCATGGTGATCAAAGCGCTGCAGTGGGCGAATGGAGAGTGATATGACCGCTGATTACGAGGTCACCAAGAAGCTGCATTCCACCATGGACGCCCAGGTGTGGGCGCAGGAGTGGTGCCGGATCGCCCGAGAGATCGTAGCCAGCAATGACGAGCGAGAACTCATTGACGAGGGCTGGATGATCGGGTGGTTCGCCAATGCAATCATGATGGGTTGGGACGAGCACGCCCGTCGTTATCCACCGGGTATCTGCCCGAACTGTGGGGAGCCCATCATCGATCATGACTCGCAGGAGCGTAAGCGTTGCCATGATGCTGTGAGCGGTTATCGCAGGGAATCCCCACCCGCCGATTATGAGCCATTGCCGAGACGAGGTGATCCTCGGCTGTGCAGCCTGTATGGACACTCGGAGCCAGGACGCTGCCCCAACTGCGGTGCCCATAACGAACAGATCAGGGATGCCTGATGTCAAAGTTCGGCACTGTCCTCAAAGGCGTCCTGCAGCAAGAGGTCATCATCCCCCGACTGAACACCTACCTCTACGATCCCAAGTTCCCGGCGTTTACGGTGCCGATGGCCGGGTATGAGAGGCGAATCCCGGACGGGTGGTTCCATCCGAGTACTCATCCGTTGTGGCCAGAGCGGCTGCTGTACTGGTACGCCAGCCGTCCGGGATCGATGATCAACGAGCCTATGGATCCCATCGGCACTCAGGCCGTGACCCAGGGCAACTTCTGGCATGCCTTCATCCAGACCATTGGCATCAACGATGGCTGGCTCAAGGTCATGAGCCCCAAGGCTAAGACGCCTCATGACATGGCCGAGTACTGGGTCGAGGACGCTCAGCTTGGGACCGGCGGCTCCCTGGACGGGGTCCTCGAACCCGACGACCTGCCCATCGAGGCCGAGGAGGGGTTCGAGGTCAAGACCATGGTCAACGCCAAGCTCCGCAAGTGTCCCAAGGCCCCGCCCATGTCCGATGAGAAGATCCTGTGGTTCCAGACTACCTCCCCGGAGTACTATGCCCAGGCCATGGAGTATCTCAGGATGTCCGGTTACAAGCGTCAAAGGATCTTGATCACCTCGGTGGAGTACCCCTATCCCAAGGTGGAGATCTGCGTGCCTTACGATCGTGGTTACTCCAGTCAGATCGTGGAGAAGTATCGCCGGGTCCGCCAAGCGGTAGCCGAGGGTCATCTGCCTGATCCCTGCTGTGGCTACTTCGATACTAAGATCCAGCAGATGTGCCCGGCTCGCACCGTGTGCCCGATCGCATTGAGGATCGCATGACTCAGTACAATATCAGGGTGGAGCTTGACTGGGAGAACATGCAGACCTCTCCGCACTCAAGTGGTGAGCATGAGTATGAGCATCCCGCCATCAAGGTGTACACCGATGGGATTCACACTCTTCCCGGTGAAGTTCGCAAGAGGATTGAAGCATGTCTGATTGCGGCATTGGAGCTAGAGAATCGTGGCTGACTCAGCGGAGGTTAAACGACAGGTCATACGATATCGGCCGGTGGTGGAGCGTCAGGTCAGGGAGTTGGCCGAAGCCATAGCCCAGGACTTGCTGTATTACGGGACTGCTTGGTTGAAGCTGGAGGGTGAGGCCGTAGTCCGCAAAGGCAATCCAGGGGATTTGATCGTGAAGAGCCGATGACCGACCTTTCGAAGTTCCGCATCGGAGAGCCGGACGGCTCACCCATGGAGCCCCTGCCGGTGCTTGACATCCGGCGCAAGGGGGTGCTATTGGCCTTCGATCAGAGCCTGTCCAACACCGGCTACGTGGTCCTCGACAGCCAGAGCGTCGGCTTCCTGACGCCCCAGGTCGTCTTCCGGGCCACCGGCATGCTCAAGGCCCGCGACGATGTCAAGGGCCATGAGAAGGTCCTCGACCGGGCCATGGACCTGTTCTGGGAGGTTCAGGATGTCTGCCGGGCACATCGGCCGACCTGGGTAACCTTCGAGACGCCGCCGGTCGGCGGGCGCATGTCGCGCCCGGAGTCCTCTCTGCTGGGCGCGCACAGCATCCGACTGGCGGCCCTCATCGAGAACCCTTTCGTGAAGGCGGTCATGGTCAGCCGTCAGAAGGCGGCCAAGCGCTGGACCGGCAACGGCAACGCCGACAAGAAGGTGGTAAGAGCAGCCCTCGAAGCCCTGCTGACTTACCATCAGATCGAGAAACCCCAGGGTCCCTGGAATGAGCATGTGGTAGATGCGCTCAGCCTGGGCCTGCTGTTCATGGAGGGAAGCGATGGCCCAGCAGGGTAAGCAGCGCCAGAGCGGGCTCACCGCGGCCCAGGAGAGCGCTCTGGCGGCAGGCAAGGGGGCCGACAGTCCCCTGGACTCCGATATCGAGCACACCACCAAGTTCCGCTCGCCGGGCTTCTCCCGGATGCGGACGGAGTGGAAGCCCGAGGATGCCATCATCCTGACCAAGGCCAAGCTGGCGGCCGAGGATCGCCTGGTCCTGGAGTTCGCAGACGCCTACCGGGTCCTGGCCCACATCTACGACATCGTTCGCACCCCGCTCATCGTGGAGGATGAGGTCCAGAAGGACCGCCACGGCTGGACCGTGTGGGCCAAGGACGAGTACGGCAGCTTCATCGAGGACTGGTCGAAGTTGACCCATGACAAGCGCGACACCATCCTGTTCACCCTGGCCACCCGGCTCTACGACTGGGAGCAGAAGGCGGCCGACGCCTGGGGTGAGGCCATGTTCGCCAAGGGCCAGTGGGAGGAGACCTACTCGATCGGCTTCGACGCCCCTATGACTGGCACCGTCAATGACCGCGAGGCCACCGGGCGTATTCACTCTGCGGATGAGCGTTACTTCGCCATCCAGATGACCTTCTACTCCCGCAAGGCCGACGCCTTGGTCAGGGCCATGACACGTATCGCGGATAGGTTACGGGATACGCTCATCCACCGGTAAGTCCAGCCTGGGCCGCACAGAGGAGGTGGCGACCCAGGCTGTGACTCCAGGGACGGGCCGGGTGGGGAAGGGGGGATTCCTGCCCGGCTCGTCGTAACCCCTTCGGAGCCCTCAACTTTAGCAGCCTTCAAATGGCGTTCAGGTGAACCCTGTCTGACTGGCACTGAGACAGGATGTGTACTTGCGGTCATCGCTTGGAGCGGTATTGTTGGGTCCGACAGTGCTCTAAGGGGCGCTGTGTCTTCGTTACAGAAGGCCCCCGATGGTCAGGCCAGAGAGAGGCAGCGCTCAGTGATCTAGGTTGGGGTCTCATGATGGCGAGGAGCTAGACGGCTGGTCTGTCAGTGTGTTGCGTGAGCTTTTCCGCAACCTGCAGGCCTTTAGGGCTCACGTAGAGTCCGGTGGCTCCGAGGACCTCATCTGGCGGGGGCATGAGTACAGCTATTGGGACTTAGAGCGTATTTACGTCTATTCTCAGGTAACATTACCCAGACGACAACACCAGGCCATCTTCCTGTGTCTATATCAGAACGTCCTGGAGAAGAGAGCCGCCGAGATCATGGGCGTCTCACCTACGAATCCGGTTGCGATGTATGCAACAAAGGGGCTTGAGAAGTTGATATCCGATCTTCGGGCGGGGAGGATACCAAGCGTTCGTATCGATCTGAGGGCTGGATAATATGACGATGCATTATGGCACTCATCGGATATTAGAAGACGAAGCAAACCGCATACTCAAGGAGTCACTCCGCGGTGTGACTCGCTATCAGGACAAGGCTGACATCCTCACTCCCTGGAAGGAGAAGATGCGGTCGCAACGGGAGATCCTGACCTCGTCGGGATTCCCGGAGCCGTCCTTACGCCAGGGCATGTTCAACCGGAGGCACAATCCGGCCCGACCGGATCTGAACTCCAGGGATGGCATAGCCCAGACCCGTGGAAGAGGACTAGAAAGGCTGCAGACCTTCGTTCAGGAATACGGAGCGGTGATAGACGAATGACCGATCGGCAGCCTCCTCAGCACACCTCGGTGGTGTACCGCGTCGGCGGTACCGACTATCCCATGCGGGTGGTGGGGCGCTGCCAGACCTGTCGGTCCATCCACCGGCCGGAGATCGAGAACCTCATCCTGATGGGCTACTCCTGGTCCACCATCTCCGAGCACCTGCCGGGTACATCCCGGTTGTCCTCGGACAGCATCAGGTGGCACTACGACCAGGGCCACATGCCTTTGCCGGAGTCCTTGCGTCGGGCCGTGATCGAGCGCCGGGCCAGGATGCAGCGGCTGTCCTCGGCCGATAACGCCGCGCCCCTCATCGACCCCTGGCTGGTCACCCATGACATCATGCAGCGGGGCTACGAGCGCATGGTCACCGGCCAGATCGCCCCGGACATGAAGGACACCCTGGCGGCAGCCAAGGCCCTGGTCGAGATCGAGGACCGGACCAAGGAGACCCAGGCCATCAACGAGGATGCCGTCCTTGCTATCATCGAGGGTGCCCGCTCCTACATGACTCCGGAAGGCTGGATGAAGTTCATGTGGGAGCTACGGGAGAATCCAGCTATGAACATGCTGGCCAGAGATGAACCAGCAGAATCCATGGTTCAGACCAGCACACAGACAGCCTTGCCTCCAGTTGGTGATAAGGCCGATCAGAATAGTAATCGTCAGGCATCTTCTAGGGATGCATTGCCCCCGATCTATGATCATGTCGAGAGGAAATAGCTATGTTTGGTGCCCGTACCTTGCCAGAGATAACTCTGGAGGAGATCGCTAGTCGCGTCACTCCACCGGAGACCAAACTGCGTTGTACCACTGATGACATACGGGTGCAGTTCGCAGGAACGGATCCATCAGTGCGGGTGCGGGTAGGACCGGAGGATCATGTGACGCTTCCTACGGTGGGAGCCCGTGAGGCCTTCGCTCAGTTTCTGACCATCCCTTACGCCTTCCTCGATCGGGTCAGCGGTGAGATGGCCACCTATATCGTCAATGGATTGCTCGGGGAGATCCATAGTGAAGTGAAGGTTCGTCATGGCGAGCGGGGCATTCATGACATCCTGGAGGCCCGGTTGGATCCCATCGAGCCGATCTCGGTGGTGGAGATTGCCGAGTCCATCGTGGGAGCAGAGGCCAATGTCCTGGAATGGTGGTGCTCCAACACCGACTTTCGTCTGGACGTAGTGTCCCCCGAAGGTGGTCCGGTTGTCAGGGGCGATCTCACGATCGGTGACATCAGCCATGGCGGCCTGCGTTACACCCAGGATCTGAAGAAGCACACCATGCCCCAGGTGCAGAAGCTGATCTACCGCCTGGTCTGCACCAACGGCATGGAGATAGCCGACGCCACCGCCAAGATGGACGGGCGCGGCTCCAACCATGAAGAGTTCCTCACCTCGTTCGAGATCACCTCCCGGCGGCTCTACAGCGAGGTGGAGGCCGACATCGACCACTTCTACCAGCTACGGGGCAAGGACCTTGGAGACGCCTCTCAGGCCGTCCTGCGGGTGGCGGAGGAGCAAGGCCTGCCCGAGCGGGTTACCACCCATCTGGTCCGTCTGGTGCCCGACATGATCCCGGCGGAGGGGGCCACCCAGTTCGATCTGGTCAACCTGTTCACCAACGCCGCCCTGGAGCCCGGTGTCCCGGCTGGCACCCGGCGGCGACTGGAAGCCATCGGGGGCCAGGTGGTGGCGGAGCAGTCCATGCGCTGTCAGACCTGCGCCGCCAAAGTGGGGTAACGGAGATGTCAACGGTCACCCCGGCCATTGACTTGTACGACAGCGAGGTCCTCCTTATCGAGGGCGTCCTGGCCAAGCTCAATGAGAAGATGGGTCGTCACGTCCAGATGGAGGATTTCCGCAGGGAGATCATCGGGCGTTTCGAGGAAATAGGTCTGATCGTCGGCGTCATGGTCTATAGCACCGCGGATGCCGGAGGACTCCCTCTCGATGACGTGTATGCCTTCGACATCACTATCTCCGATCGTTGTGAGCGCAAGCCGTTTGATTACGATCGGCAGCGTTACGAGGTCATAAACGATGTGGCTGGTATCGAACCGGAGATGAAAGGCGTGACCATCCCGGTTCCGCAGCAGCCTTAAATGACCAATGTCCTGACCCCCAGGATCCAGCAGCTAACCGAAGATGAGTCGGGTCTGTGGATCCCCGACATCATCGAGTTCACCCTCTCGGACGGCTTCCTCAACCGCAACCTCTACCCCCGCCAGGCCACCGCGCTGAAGGTGGCCTTCCTGCAGGACGAGCTATTCACCCAGTACGACCATGATGTCATCGGGGAGTGGACCACCTCGTTTGCCGAGACCGAGGACAACGGGATCCAGCCCGACATCTACGAGCGCATCCGCATCTGCAAGGAGGAGGGCCGTCCCTGGTTTCGAGAGTGGCTGAACGTCATCGGGCGGCGGGGCTCCAAGGGCTACCTGGGCGGCATCGGGTCCGCCTATGTGCTGTGGCATTACATCTGTAAAGGCGATCCTCAGGCCTTTTACGGCATCGACCGGGACAAGCGCCTGGCCATGATGGTCTTCGCCGGGAAGAAGGAGCAGGCCACCGCCAACCAGTGGAAGGATGTCACCGACATCATCAAAGGCGGCCGGTGCTTCGCCCCGTACTTCTCGAAGTCCCTGGGCGAGAGCCTCACCCTGCGCGCCCCCCATGACAACAAACGGATCAATGCCCGTGAGGACCTCGGCATCTACGAGGACGGCGACATGGCCACGTTTATCATCCTGCCCAAGGAGTCCACGCCCATGGCCTCCCGAGGCCCGGCCGTGTTCGCGCTGCTCTTCGATGAGATGGCCCATGTGGTCCGCCAGGTGGCCAAGTCCGACGCCGCTGAGGTGTACCAATCGGCCTCCCCGGCGCTCGACACCTTCGGGGTGGACGCCTGGATGTACGAGGCCTCCTCTCCCTGGGCCAAGACCGGTCAGTTCTACGAGAACTGCGTGCAGGCCCTGGCCGTCTCGGATGGCACCGATGGGCTGGAGCCGGGCGAGATCGTCCGGCCCGAGATGCTCATGATCCAGTTGACCTCATGGGATCCCTACGTGGACTGGGAGCGGGCCGAGCACCTGCCCACCATGAGCCGCACCGAATACGACCACCCTCGCCGTCGCCCGGTGGCGGACCGCCCCCACCCTCGCCCATTCAGCTTCTGTTTACCGGCCCAGCGCCGGGCTCAGCAGGTCTACGACCGTCAGCTACAGCGCATCGAGGCCGCCAATCCTGAGACCTTCGCTGTCGAGCGCCGCTCCAAGTGGGCCGCAGTCCTCGATGCATACCTCAACGAGGATCGTGTCAAAGCTATTTGGCTGCCCTGGCCAGAAGAGAACCCCCTCAACCTGTACATGCGCGAAGAGGGCAAGCTGGCCGTGCTCTACAAGGCGCACGGGGATCCCTCGAAGTCGGGGGCGAACTTCGGGTTCGCAGTGGCGCACGTCGTCCGTTACGGGGACGACGAGTTCCCTCACGTTGTCTTTGACTACATCACCCATTGGGAGCCAGCCAGCTTCCCGGAGAATGGTTACCAGATTGATTACGATCTCATTGAGAAACGCATCCGCGATTTCATCAATGTCTTCATCCCGACCGAGGTCACCTTCGACCAGGGGTACTCGAACTGGATGATATCACGTTTGATCAAGTGGGTCGCCACCCGCAACTTCCCCAAGCGGGTGGCAGTCTTTGAGCGCACCGCCACCGCTCCAGTGAACTGGACCATAGCCGAGACATTCAAAACGGCCATCGGATTGGGCCTGGTCCATGCTCCGTTTTACGAGCAGGCTCAGGACGAACTCCTTTTCCTGCAAAAGGTGGCCGAGAACAAGGTCGATCATCCGACATCAGGGCCGGTGCAGACCAAGGACGTTGCTGACTGCATGATGATCCTGGTGCATGCCCTGATCGGAAATGAGATATCCGCCTTCATCGGAGAGGCGTTTTCATCGCTGTCACCACGCTTCGCACAACAGGGTGGTTTCCCGACACAAGCCGAACAAGCGGCGGAGGAGACCATGGGCGACCCGGTGAGTGCGCTGCGGAACTGGGGTGGTCAGCACCGTAGCTTCAGCAGTGGCTATTCCCCTGCCCGAGGACGCTTCAGCGGTAGCTCGATGAGACGGCGGCGGCGATAAGCGACCACATCAAGCGAGTGGTACGGATCCTGTGCAGGGGGTATTATAGGAGGCATCCTGGTCACCGCCTCTGCGTTTCAGCCTCAGATCTCGGCCTGACCCGTAGGGTTACAGGATGCGGACAGGGGTCATTCCGATCCCGACAATCCTCCGTCGATCCAGCCCGATGGAGGATTGGACCGCGCCCTTCGATCAGGGGGCGAGGCCCTTTATCAAGAAAGCTTATGTATGCTGGTAGCATGACCGCCGTGGTAGAGGCCTCGCCTAACTCCAGTCGAGATTACCTAGTTCAAAAGAACTGCACCTCCTGCAACCATCCCTACAGCTTCCACGGCAACGGTCGGTCCGGCTGCAAGGCCATGGGCTGCAAGTGTGGGGTCTGGGAGGACGCTGATCCCTGGGTCTCCAGGGAGCACTACGCGGCGGTGGTGAGCATGCTGCGGGCCATGGAGGTCTCCTCTCGGCTGGTGACCCAGGGGGAGCGATCCCTGCTCTATGTGGGTGGCTACACCGAGACTCTGCCTGAGGACCTCCCGGAGGCCCCTGAGGGCTACGTGGCCGTGCCCGGCGAGTGGAAGCCGCCCTTCGCGGTGTGGGCCAACCACGGCGGATCCTGGGGCTACTCGGTGATCGATGACAACGGCGAGATGACCGACACCGGCTCCGATGTCATGCCCCATGACACCGATCCGGAGGAGGTGGCCCGGATCGTGGCAACCTGGACCTACCCCTCAGAGGAGACGCCATGACCGCTACCGATCCTGCCTACGCCCCCATCCCCGAGTTGGCCTGCGTGATCCCAGGCTGCACCAACGTCGCCACCACCCACCTGACCATCATCAGCGCCCCGGACGAGCATGAGCTTCCCCTGTGCGCCACCCACCACCTGGAGTACTCTCAGCCCGGTCACCTGAAGCTACTCAAGGAGTTGGCAGGCCTGAGCTTGAGCGGAGTGGTCCAGGTCCATCAGGCTGGGGAGCATATCCCCCAAGCGGACGAGCCCGGACCCGAGGTGGTCAAGGCCAAGGCTGCCAAGTAGCTATAGGGTTACTTGACAACCAGAAGGGGCTTCGCTAGGGTCGTCGCGTGCTCGCGATGCTGCCTCTAGCAAACTCTGACTGGCTGCTTGCCATCCTCGGAATACTGGTGGTAATGCTCCTGGTAGTCATGTTCGTAGTCCTCTACATGCAGAGCGTGGCTGAACGAGCATATGATGACGGTGATGAAGAGTATGTGCAGTACACCAACGTGAGAGTGCTGGACAAACATCCCTACGACTACAACCAGCTTCCCCGCCCTTATGACTATGAGGTCGATGGGTGATCCTGGTAGACACTGACATCCGCAAGGCGCTGGCGGCCAGGGTCATCGAGATCGACCCCTACGACGACGCCTGTCTGCAACCGGCCTCCTACGACATCCACCTGAGCCCGGCCATCCGCCGCCTGGATCCCCGCATCGAGGTCCTCGACCCCAGCCTGGAGCAGCCCTACACCTTCGGGGAGGTCCTCCAGCACTCCTTCGCCCTGCACCCCGGCGAGTTCATCCTGGCCTCCTCGATCGAGCGCATCCGCCTGGATGACTTCATCGTGGCCCAGCTATCGGGCAAGTCCTCTCTGGCCCGACTCGGCCTGCAGATCGAGGCGGCCGGGTACTTCGACCCCGGTTGGAACGGCCAGGCCACCATGGAACTGCTCAACATGACCCAGCGGCCCATCCGGCTCTTCCCCGGCATGAAGGTGGCCCAGATGGTCTTCATCCGGGGCTCGAACCGGGCTGAGCGCCCTTACGGCCATCCCTCCCTGGGCTCCAAGTACCTGGGCCAGCAAGGCCCCACCCCATCTGAGATGTGGCGCGAGGATCCGCCCGAGGTCTTCCCTACAACGTGACCGTCACCTATCAATCCGTGGGCTTCATCCATCAAGACGAACCGGACGGTGTGCGTGCTCATACCGAGGTGCTGGAGTGCAACCGGTGCGGAGCCCTGGTATCGGCCAACTCGCTGGCCAACCACGACCGTTGGCATGCCGAGACCGTCACACCCTCCTGACACGATCCGGCCATGGCTCTGTACCTCGTTCATTTCGAGCGCCCCTACCGGCACGCCTCCCACTACCTGGGCTTCGTGGACACCTCCCGACACCCCCTGGAGGTAGCTCTGGAGTCCCGGCTGGCCTTCCACCGCAAGGGACGGGGATCGAGGCTCCTGGCTGCCGTCAGCGCCGCTGGGATCGACTGGGAGGTGGTCAGGGTGTGGGAGGAGGGCACCCGCTCCGACGAGCGCCGCCTGAAGGGCAAGGCCAGCACCCGACTGTGCCCCAACTGCAACCCTCACTGGCAGCGCTGGGGGCAACTGAGTAAAGTGATCGTGCTCGCTCAGGCTGGAGCGGGAGAAGGGCTGGGATTGTTGTCTCATGACCTGGAGAACTGATGCTGATCAGGCGATTCGTCGGTTGGCTGCCACTGGAGAGCCATTTACCTCTGATGACCTATTAGAGATTGTTGGACATCCGGATCAAGGGCATGCTCCTAACAGGCGCAACAATGCTATTGGAACGGTGTTCAGGGATGCATCGCGGTTGAAGTTGATCCAGATGGTAGGTGTGAAGAACTCTAATCAACCTCATCGTAAGGGCGGGATTATCCGGATCTGGCGAGGCTGTTTTTAAGCATTCCGTTTTCGGTGTGTGCTGGACACACTTATAGAGATCAGAGGACGAATGGAACTATCAGATAATGCGCGCCGGATCATGGATCTTCGCTACTCGCGCAAAGACGAGCACGGCAATCCCACCGAGACTCCCGAGCAGGTGGTGGCCAGAGTGGCGGCCAACGTGGCCGATGTCACCAACAGGTTCACGGCCATCGGGGATCGCACCACCCGCCAGGAGGTCTACGAGCGCTATCGGGACCTGCTCGACCAGCGGCTCATGTTCCCCAACAGCCCCACCTGGACCGGGGCCGGGACTCCGCTGGGGCAGTTATCGGCGTGTTTCGTGCTGCCCATCGAGGATGATCTGGGCCGGGCGCGGGCCGGGATCTACTCCACCCTCAAGGACGCGGTTCTGATCCAGCAGACTGGCGGTGGCAACGGCTTTGACTTCTCCAGCCTGCGTCCGGCCAACGCCATCGTCTCCAGGTCCATGGGCCGAGCTTCCGGACCGGTGGGCTTCCTGGGCAGCTACGACGCCGTGTTTGGCACCATCGCTCAGGGTGGATCGCGCCGGGGGGCCAACATGGCCGTCTTGCGTTGTGACCACCCCGACGTGCGCCGGTTCATCAGAGCCAAGATCGAAGAGGGCAAGATCTCCAACTTCAATATCTCGGTGGCCGTGACCGAGGACTTCATGATCGCCGTCAGCGAAGGCACCGAGTTTGATCTCGTCCATAACGGCACGGTTTACGAGACCATCAAGGCCGAGGATCTCTTCAGTGAGATCGCTGAGGATGCCTGGAAGTTCGGGGATCCCGGATTGCTGTTCATCGACCGGGCCAACAAAGACAATCCCTGTCCTATCCGCTACAAGTACGAGGCCACCAACCCCTGCGGAGAGCAATGGCTGCCACCGTATGGGTCATGCAATCTCGGATCAATCGCCCTGCAAAGATTCGTCCACTACGGCCAGAACAGCGCTGCTCCGTTCATCCATTGGGATCACCTGGCAGAGGTGATCCATACCTCGGTGGAGTTCCTGGATGACATCATCGATGCCAACCACTACGTCGAATCGGTACCCGAACTGGCCGACATGGCCAAGAACGAACGCCGTATCGGGCTTGGCTACATGGGGGTGGCCGACGCCATGGCCATGATGGGCATCCGCTACGGCTCGGCGGACGGCATGGACTTCGTCAGCCAGGTCACCGAGTTCCTGCGCTACCACGCCATGCTGGCCTCCATCGACCGGGCCAAGGAGCGCGGCCCCTTCCCCTGGATCGAGGGGTCCATCTACGACCCCGGCCTGCTGACCAAGGGCTTCGGGGTCGAGGTCTCCTCCGACATCGTCACCTGGAAGGCTCCCAGCCCCCTCTCCGGGCACGTCGAGCACGTCAGGGGCTGGGGACGGCCGGTGCTCGACTGGGACGCCCTCAGCGAGCGCCTGGCCCTGTACGGCATCCGCAACGCCTGCCTGCTGACCTACGCCCCCACCGGCACCATCTCCAACGTGGCCGACTGCGAGGGCTCCGGCATCGAGTGCTTCTTCGCCCTGGTGTTCGAGCGAAAGGTCATGCAGGAAGGTCAGAACATCAGCTTGCACTACGCCTCCAAACTGTTTGAGCAGGCCCTGATCGGGGCGGGCTACGTCGATCAGTCGCGTCGCCAGGCCATCATCGAGCAGGTGGCGGCCGAGGGAGGGTCCTGCCAGCGGGTGGGGGATCTGTCCCATGCCATCAAGGACGCCTTCGTGGTGGCCGGAGATCTTACCTACGCCGAGCACATCGGCATGCAGGCGGCCGCCCAGGTCTGGGTGGACAACTCCATCTCCAAGACCATCAACCTGCCGCACAGCGCCACCCCCGCCGATGTCGGCTTCGCCTACGAACTGGCCCATTCCCTGGGCTGCAAGGGCATCACCGTCTACCGCCAAGGCAGCCGGTCCCTTGAAGTGTTGTCCGCTTCTCCGGAGGGGAGCGCGGAGGGGTCGAAGAGCCAGGTCGCGCCTGGTCTACTACCCGACGAGGAACGGTCGGGACCCTCCGCGTCATCCTCGGGGTGGCCGGTCATCACTCCGCAGCCCATCCCGGTCTCGGCCGCCATCGATGGGTTACCTACCCGGACCTTCCCGGTCACAACCGGCTTCGGCACCCTCCAGGTCTACGTCACCGAGCACCCTGACCACCCCGGCCGTCCTTTCGACTGCCGCATCTCAGTCGGCAAGCACGGCTCGGACAAGAACGCCGATGTGGAGGCCCTGGCCCGCATGATCTCCATCGCCCTGCGCTCCGGGGTGTCGGTGGCGGCCATCTGCGATCAACTCAAGGGCATCGGTGGCCGGACCGTCAACGGCTTCGGCCCCGGCAAGGTCCTCAGTGTCGCTGACGGGGTCGGCAAGCTCCTGGAGCGTCTCTATCAGCCCAGCCTGCTAGAGGAGGTCCTGGAGGCTCCTGGAGCCCTCTCCGAGGCCCCTGACCGCGGCCAGACCTGCCCCCGGTGCGGCAACGCCTCCCTGGTCTTCGAGGCCGGGTGCCTGCACTGCGATGTACGGTTCGGTGGTTGTGGCGACTTCACTCGGTGCGATTGAGACCTGGGCTTCTCGGCCCCACCCGGCCACATGGTCGGTGCCGGTCCTGGCTGAGATCTCCGCCCGGCTGCCGGTGGGAGTCATCGTCCTCGACCCCTTCGCCGGGACCGGTGGCCTGGCTGACATCGCCCACATCCGCCCGGTGTGCGTGGAGATCGAGCCCGAGTGGGCCACCCAGGTGGTCGGCAACACCTTGACCCTCCCCTTCCGCTCCGGCACCTTCCTGTACGTGGCCACCTCCCCTTGCTTCGGCAACCGCATGGCCGACCACCATGACGCCAGGGACCGGTGCAAGAAGTGCGGGGGCACCGGGACGGACCCGCCCACTGCCCTCTGCGACGACCAGATGTACCCGGCGGCCGACTGCAAGGTCTGCGGCGGCACCGGGCTGTCCAAGCGGCACACCTACAAGCACTACCTGGGCCGCGACCCCCACCCGGAGTCCTCGGCCATCCTGCAGTGGGGTCCGGAGTACCGGGCCTTCCATGAACAGGCCTGGGTCGAGATCACCCGCGTCTGCGGCCGGTGGGCGCACCTGCTCCTGGACATGAGCGACCACATCCGCCGGGGCGAGGTCCAGCCGGTCACACAATGGCACCAGGAGGCCCTGGAGGCCGCTGGGTGGTTCTGCCTGGCCCGCACCCCTATCGACGTGCGTCGTCAGCGCCACGGGCAGAATGGGGACCTTAGAGTGGACCAGGAATGGCTCCTGGAGTTTGTGAGGATCGGATGACCCCTGCCCGTTGCCCTAACTGCGCTCAGCCCTTGCCGGACGAGCGCCACCCTCAGGACAAGCTCGTCGCCATGGGTGGCCTGGAGATCCCGGTGATCGTGTGCCCGTCCTACACCGAGGACACCTTGATGCTGGCTCCCAGTGGCTCTAGCCTTGTGGGCCTCGCCGGGGAAGCTAGTCTCGAAGCATGACTGATACCGCGCCCCCGCCCGAGCCCGAAGACTCCTCCGCCGCCCTATCTGACCTGAAGGCCAGCGTGACCGCTGTGGTCACCGAACTTCAGGGCCTGGTAGACGAGGTGCAGTCCCGAGGCGAGGAGATCCGCACCGCTGCTCAGACCGCCGCCGAGGACGTAAAGACGGCCGTAGGCGTGGCGGTGGACAAGCTGACTCAGGCGGTGCAGACCAAGGTGTCCGAGATCCAGGACAAGCTGGCCGCGGCGTGACCGACGCCCCCTCGGCCGCGACCACTGGGGCCAAGAGCAACAAGCCCGCCCAGCCTCCCGGCCAGGCCAAGAAGGACGAGGTCGAGCCTGAAGCTGCGCCCGAAGCTGAGCCGGAGGCGTCCACCACCCCGGTGGCCGACGCCGCGGCCGAGGTGATCAACGACCTCAAGGCCCTGGTGGTCGAGGTGCAGCAAGCCTTCGATGAGATCCGGGTCACGGTCCAGACCAAGATCGAGGAGGCCCTGGCTAAGTTGGCCGAGGCTTAGTCCTGGTTCAGCTTCTGGGGGATGGGTAGAGCCCCTGTATGGGTCTAGCCGGATTACTCATCGTCCTGGGGGTCGTCATCTGGCTCCTGCTCAACCCCTTACTGGGCATCATCCTGTTGGTGGCGGGCCTGGTCATGCTGGTCTGGGCCGGGGGCTCCTACCGGAGCGGCTATAGCGGGCGCAGCCGGACCTACTACTGATCAGGCGGCGTCTCCGCTCAGCAGGTTCACCACGTCGTCCCAGCGATCCGAGACGCCCTGCAGCAACTCTGAGGCGGTCTCCTCGGCGGCGATGGCCTCGTCCCAGGCCTCCTCGTTGCGCTCGCCCTCGACATGCTCGCGGATCAGGGCGGACAGGGTGGCCGGGTCCAGGGCGTCAAGCTCCCAGGACTCGTCGCCGTAGAGGCCGACGTAGCCCTCGGCGCGGGCGTCGGTCATCTTGGCCGGGTTGGGCGGCGGCTGGTACTCGTTCACCTGATCCATGGTCAGAGCGATGCGGCGGATCTCCAGGTGGCCGCAGGTGTCCTCGTACTCGTCCAGCCGGGTGCGGGCCACCGTCTTGTAGTCGTCGGCGTCGGGGTCGATCTCGCCGTCGCGGATCCACTTGCGGAGCATGGTGGTCATGCGGCGGATCATGTCCTTGCGGGTGAACAGGCGCAGCCGGTCCTCGATGTCGCGGCTCATGTCGATGCCGGAGGGGTCATGGTCGCCCAGGTGCAGGATGAGGACGTTTTGGCCCTTCCACAGGTACTCGTTGAGGCGCTGGGCCGCCCCCCAGATCTCGGACTGGCTGGTGTAGCCCCGGCAGGAGAAGTACGGCACGTCCAGGTCCGGGCAGACCACGTCCAGCACGCCGACCAGGGCATCCTTCTCGATCCAGACCTCGATGCGGGTGGGCTGACTGGCCCACTTGTCGGTGCGGAACTGCCGGGCGGCGGCCTTGATCAGGTCGGTGGGCTCGTCCCAGTGGGCCAGGGAGCGCAGGTTGCGGGTCCGGTCCACGATGTAGTCCCAGTCCAGCATCCCGGCCAGGCGGGCGTCGTTGATGATCGAGCCCAGGCGCTTGTACTCGGTCTGCTTGTTGGCGATCAGGCCCCGGCTGACGAACTGGTAGTAAAGCTGCCGCAGGGTCAGGTCGTAGCCCTGGGCGGCGTAGTTGGCGCAGATGGCCTCGGCCTGGCCGATGATCTTCAGCGAGCCGGGCGAGAACTTCTTGGGGGTGTACTCGATCTTGGCCATCAAATGGCCTCGGTGGTGGTGGTTATGGCGGGCACGTTAGCAAACTTTCCTAGAGAGTGCAAGTCGGGGTAGGTCCCCTACCCTTGTTGTCAGGTACAGGCCCCTCAAGTGCATAGATCCTTCGAAGCTCCTGAAAGTTAAGGGAGCCCCCTCCGAAGAAGGGGCTCCAGGTCGTCGGTGGGGATCAGCACGGTGGTCTCAAGCAGCCACCTCCACGGGGCGCTCCTTGGCCCCCTCGCCGTCTGACTCGCCGTCCTTGGTCCAGCGGATGCCCTGGACCCAGTCGGCGGCGTACTGGGCCTGGGAGGCGGCCTGCATGAGCCACTTGGGCTCGCTCTGCAGCTTGGACAGCCAGCCCTGTAGGTAGGCGGCCGAGTTGTCGATGGTGGAGTTCTCGATCCCGGCGATCCCGCACAGCATGGCGGCGGTCATCTCCGCGGTTAGCTCCTCCTTGGAGTAGCTGGTGTCCCCGAAGGAGTGCGACTCCATCAGGTCCTTGCGGGCCAGGCGGCTGGCGTGGCCCGTCGAGTGGCCCATCTCATGGAACAGGGTCGAGTAGTAGGCCTCGGGGGTGGTGAAGGCGGTGGGCTCGGGCATGCCGATGAAGTCCCGGCTGGGCGAGTAGTAGGCCCGGTTGCCGCCGTGGTGGACCTCGACCTCGGTGTAGCCGTCCGCCAGGGCCTGAGCCGCCTCGATGGCGTCGAACTCGGGGGCATCCTCGGCGGCCTCGGAGGGCTGGAACTTCTTCGGGAGCGTGCCCTGGTGGACCTGATCCTGGTTCCAGACGTTGAACTCCTTGGGGAAGCGGATCCGGACCTTGCGGACCTTGCCGGTGGCCTCGTCCTTCTCCTCCTTGACGAAGCTCCCCCACCAGATGACCTTGGTGCATTTCTCGCCCTTGCGGACCCCGAAGTCGAGCCCCTCGGGATGGACCCAGGAGTTGCCCTCCTTGACCGCCCCGGCCTGGCGCGCCCACTCGTCGTAGGTGGCCCAGAAGGTGGACTTGTAGCCCTTCTCCAGGGCCTCGCCCAGGAGCAGCCAGAGGTTGATGCCCCGGTAGAGCTTGCCGGTGGAGACCGAGCGGGGGAACATGGAGCCGCCGTCCGCGGCCTTCCATTCCTGCAGCCAGATCAGCTTCTTGGTCTGCAGCGACAGGGCGCAGATGCGGTCAACGACCGACTGGTAGAGGTCCTTGCGGGGCTTGGCGGGGGTGACCCGGCCGGACTTGGTGGACTTGGACTTGGTGGTGGTGGCCATGGGAAGTACGTTAGCAGACTTTCTTAGAGGGCGCAAGTCACCTTTGGCAAGAATGGCAAGAAAAGCGAGAGCCCCCGGTTGTAAGTCGGGGGCTCTCATTCCAGGTTGTGCTCGGTCCTGCGGTCCTGCCTGACGTGACCCGGAGCTTGGTTGCATCGCAGCTTGGTGGGCCAGGAGGCCCTCCCACTCTCTCCGGCAGGGTTAGCGTCCCTGCGTACTCTGTGGTTTTGATTGTCAGCGGTCAGTTCCCTGGGCTCAAGCCGTTCGCCCGAGGGCTCCCCGGATTCGACTACGCACGCCCTGGTGACCCGACACTTAGCCCCGAGGGGCACTTCAGTGCCGGTGCCACTTCGAGTCGCGGTACCGGGGATGTAAGAGGGATGGGACGGGTGCGGAGGCTGGCCACTGGGCGGGCCTCCCTTCTGACTGCGGTGCGGGTTACGCCATAGCTTCCTTTCTCGATCGGTGAGTACAGGAAGCACGTTAGCAAGGATTCCTAGAGAAGTCAAGTCACCTGCGGCGGGACTTGGAGTTCTCCCGGCGGGGATTACCGATGTGCCAGCAGGAGCACCAGGCGCACCGGTAGCTCCGGGTGGCCCAGCCTCGCGCCCGTGCTGCCTTGGCCACGTCGTTGGCTACCTCCCGCGTGGCGTACTGGTGCTTGCCGGTGACGCAGTCGCTGCCCTTCATGGGCTCACGCCTGGTGCAGGAGGGCCTGCTCCTTGGTGGTGAGCAGCTTCTCGATGTCATGCTCCCAGATGGACTCGCAGACACTGGCCAGGGTGCCGTCCTTTAACCGCCAGCGGACGGTGTAGGAATACTCCCCGGCCTCCTGGTGGATGTGGACGGTGACGATCTCGGCGTGGCGGGGAGCCCGGCCATGGCGGCCTGGGAGCTTCCTGAAGGCCCGCACGGTGTCGCCTTCGTGGTACTTCGAGCCCGCCACCTGAGCGGCGTACAGCGCCTCCTGGGCGGCCTCCAGAGCCTCCTGGCACCGGGTCACCTCAGCGGCTAGCTCCTTGATGGTCATCAGAAGTACAGGCCTTTCGGGTTCACGTCGGTGACCATGCCCAGCACGTCGATGGGGATCATGGCCCTCAGCTTGGGGGTGGCGTCCATGGCGGTGAAGATCTCCCTAGCAGGCCAACCGCCGACCGGGGCGTGGGCCAAGACTCTCCAGCCCTCCTGATCGAGCCCTGTGGGGCTCGCCAAGCGGAGAAAACGGCTCGCCTCACGTCCTGGGTCTACGGCAAGCTCTATGACCTCTGAGACGGGCTCAGGGGGCCGTCCCCACGCCCAGATGGATCCGGAGCCGTGAGGGACGTGGGGACGGTCGGACGCCCTGGCCATCAGGATGGTAGGGGCGCTGGTGTCGTAGCTCCACAGCGTGGCGTCCACTACCGTCACCTCGGGGTCGTAGGGGTCGCCCAGGACGGCCCAGGAGTGTTGCGAGCCCACGCCGCGGCAGCCTCCGCGGGCCACTCGGGCTCCCTCGGGCAGCAGACCGGAGCGGACGATGGCCAGGCTGACCGAGTGGCACTGGTGTGCCCAGTGGTCCTTGGGGATGTCGATGGCAGCCTCGACCGCCTCGACGGTGGGTGCGGTGAAGGTCACTTGTACATCTCCTTATGGCGGGGGCAGTAGTCGAAGCCGTCCACCTTCCAGCCTGCGGCCTTGGCCGCTTTGCGGATGGCGGGCCGGGACTGGATGCCGTCGTAGGCGAAGGCGGCGGTGCAGGACTTCATGTCCCGCAGGGGATCGCCGCCTGCAGGCAGGTCGGCCCCGTCGCAGGTCACGGTCATTTGCTGGCGGACGCTCATGGCTTGGCCACCGCATCCCGGCCCGTGTACCAGCCGATGGGACGCTGGTCAGCCCCAGGGTTGGGGCCAGCGTGGAAGTGGTTGGGGGTGTAGCGATGGTGCTGGTTGGCGTGCCAGCGGCTCATCTCGGTGAAGGTCCAGCTATGGCGCTTGACCGAGGACCGGGCCGCCTGGGTGCCGTGCATCTCTTGGATGTGATCGAACAGCACCTGCTTGGGGGTGGTGGTCTGTGGCATGGCAAGCACCTTAGCAGGAATCCTTAGAGGGCGCAAGTCGCCCAGGACTACCAGCCCCAGGGGGCGATGGGCTCCCAGCCCAGCTTGGCCGTCACCTTGTTGATGGCGTCCTGGATGGCGTGCTGGGTCGCGTCTTCGCGGGCCTCGGGATGGCCCTGGTCGGCCACCCAGTCAGAGCCCTCACAGACACGGCCTTCGAGGTCAGCCCGCTGGAGCTTCCCGGTGCTGATCTCGCTGAGTATCAGCGTGACCATGCGGTGGACGGTAACGCCGCCCATGTGAGAGGGCATCTGATAAGGGGGAATCTCGCTCTTGGCCGGGCACTTTGATTTCGGTTGTGTCTTAGTAGTGGTCATGGTGGACATCTTATCAAACTTCCTTATAGTAGCGGCGGTAGTTGTGGGGATTTGTGTCTTTGTTGTGAGGAAGGGGTCCAGGAGATCGCGGAAGTCTTCGTTCGTAGTGAGATCCCATATCGGAAACTTAATATCCTCGTTGTACTTCCGGTATAACCGGGCTGCTTCTAAATAATCAGGATCGCACCACTCACCCTCATGCACCAGTCCGGTGATGCGGAAGTCACTATTCTCAAGGTCTGGGTAGTCCATCCAGCCCTTGGCCGGGGTAACGAGATGTCTGGGTGTCCTATGCCGCTCTTCCGGGCTGGCGGCGTCGTACCAGGCCTGCCATTCAGGTGTCCTTCTAAACCTGGAGTCCCTACTACTAGTATCCTTCCAGATCTTTCGTTGCTGTGCGTATCGTTGCACCCATCTCTTTATCTCAGTATCAGGCCAATCCTTGATTGCAGCCTGGGTTAACGCAGGTGGTACGTTGATCACATACATCAGCTTTGGTATCTTGTGACCGGCTGCATAGTCTCTTGCTATTGCTTCGCTGAACTGAGTATGGGGGACTACTAGTGTCTGATCTGTTATCAGGCTGGATCCGACTCTTATATTGGTGGATCCGAGTTCTCCATATCCACCGTAGCAAGGATGAATCAGTATCTTGGCCTTAGGGGGTCCTCCACTCACGTTTCTCACGTATTCAGGCGGTAGTAGCCTGTGGTGTAAGCGCTTGCTCTTGCCCTCGTCGTAGTTTCTGATCGTGGCTGGCCCATATACTTCAGCTATGCAATGCTCTCCTGTCTGTTGAGTCATGTCCGTCAACAGAGGATCGACAATGGATGTCACGATTTCCCACCAGGGCCAGCAGTTCGTGTTGGGTATGTACGATCCTGAGCCCTGACTGCCGTTCAGTAGCTGGCGGGAATCGATCACTGATCCATCGGTCAGGGTCATGGGGCCGCCGATGAGGATTATGGTGATGCTCATGTCGCCACCAGGAAGGGATCCAGGAGATCGCGGAAGTCTTCGTTCGTAGCGAGATCCCATATCGGGAACTTGATGTCCTCGTTGTGCTCCAGGTACCGCCGGGCTGCCTCCAGGTAGCAAGGGTCACACCACTTGCCACCCTTGACAAGACCTGTGATGCTGAAGTCACCATCCTCAGTGAATAGATCGCTGTTAGGAGATGCTTTAGTTTGAGGATGTTGATTCTGGCGGTTCCAGCGATGTTCGCTGAACTGGTTGTGCGGAAGGATTATTATTTGCGCTGAATCAAAGCCTCTGATGTCTTGATTGTAATATGAGCGAATCTGTATTCTCACATCACGCTTATACTTGGGTGAGCGTTGAGGATAGTACTCTATATCTGGGTTGGATGAGAGTAGGAGTTGGTTCAATCTAGAGTACTTGGCTAAGGCTATCCTATAAGGTCCTTCAATGATAGGCCTAATAGTGGGGATGCTTGATCTTAGGAGGGTTTCTAGATTTCTTCTTCTTGGCTTACCATTGCTAAACTCCATAGTCCACAGCGGGCAATCCTTGATCTCAGCTAGGGAGTGATCTCCGATCTGAGTTTCGAAGTCCTTTTGTCCGAAGCCTTGAAGTAATGGATTGACTATTGAAATCACTGTTTCCCACCATGACCAACAGTTCGTATGTACTCTCATACTCGGGTATGTATACGGTAGTTGTCTAGAGTCAATGGTAGATCCATCGGATAGGGTTATGAGACCACCGATGAGAATGATGGTGGTAGGCTCCTTAGCTAGCGACATGGTATTGATCCTGGTAGGCAAGGAGTCTTTCTCTAAGTCTTTTGTTGCGTGAAGCTGCCAGAGCAAGAGTCGTAGCATCGACGGTTACTAGCTTGCCACGTTGTCTTTGATCTTCGATGTACAACTCGGCGCACTCGATGAGCTTGACGGTGCCATATCCCCCTTGGGTGTCATAGGCGTCTCCTAGCTCAGCCACGGTGCCCAGGGGCTCGAATCGGACTCTCGGCTTAGGAGCACCCCGGACCTTGACTACCGGGGGATTAGCAGGCTCACCCTCGATCACGGTGAGGGGTGGTAACAGAGGGACCTCTCGTCTTATCCGTTCGGCCATGGAGATCAGGTCGGGATCGGCGGGCATGTAGATCCGGCCGATGTTGGTCGGGTCGTTGGGATCGATTCGCATCACCCGGCCCACGATCTGGCGGAAAGCCAGCTTGGTCTTGGTATTGGTCAGGTAGACCACGGCTCGCAGACGGCGGATGTCGATGCCCTCCGAGATCATGTTGACGGCCACCAGCCAGCGCTTGCTGGCATGGTGGGCCTTGAACTGGCGGATGACATCGGCGGCATTTTGATCGTCAGGGTTGGTGTCCTTGGACCAGGCCTTCATCGGTTTGATACCGGTGATCTTCTCTAGGCGCTTGGCGATGCGTTCGGCGTGATCACAGTCGTAACACACCACTAATCCGGCAGCATCAGGATCACCATTGTCGCGGATATCGATCAGCCAATCATTGGCTTTGTGTATTAGCTGATCGGTGATGGTCCCATCCCCGATGCAATCCAGGGCGGTAAGCAGACGGCGTTTCTTTCCGAGTGTGCTTACATCCGGGTCGTTAAAGTCGAGGGTGTGCTCGGTGCCGTCCTCGTTGCGGAAGGTGGTCGATCCCTGGGTAGTGAGGAACTGCACCCGGCGGCAGGCCGGAGGTTTGTCCCGAAGAGCATGGCCATAGGTGTAGCGATAGAGCGGTTTGGCAGCACCTCCGGTATGGGGCACGAAGGCAATCTTCTTGGCGTCGGTACGGAACGGGGTCCCTGACATCGACAGGATGCACCGGGCTCCCTGGGCGAAGGCGGTCTGGGCGGCCAGGCCCCAGGTCTTGTCGGTGGCGACGTGGTGGACCTCATCGAAGATGACCAGGGTGTTGTGGTGAACGTTGGTGGTCGTCCGGCCCTTTTTCTCGATACTGATGTCAGTGGCGTGGGCCAGGAAGGTGTCAGTCATTCTGGCCAGGGATTGGTAGCTGAGGACCGCTCCCACAGCGTTGTCTGGGATGGCCCTGGTGGGCCTCCAGATCGCCCCTCTGGTGCTAACCAGGGGCAGGGTGGGGTTGTCGGGCTCTCGCTTGCTGGCGGCTAGCAGCCAGCCGTCTGCGATGCCGATGGTGTGAACCACCACCAACACCCGCGAGATCTCCCCAGCCTTGATCAGATGGTGGGCTACCTCCAGGGCCAGGCGGGTCTTGCCTGCACCGGGGCAGGCCTCGATCAGTACCGGGTCGTTCAGGATACGGGGTAGGATCTTGTCCAGAGCCTGCTCCTGCCAGTGCCGGAGCCTGTCGTCCCCGGCTGCCAGCAGGTCCAGGTTGAACTGCTTGGCCAGGGTCTCGTAGGTCTGGTTGCCCTTGCGGGCGTTGCAATGACGGCACAGGGCCATGAGGTTGGAGTAGACGGTGCGGCCACCCTTGCTCCAGGGGAAGACGTGGTCGCCGTCGAAGAGGTCACGGGGAAGCTCGCGCTGGCAGGGCGGGCACTTCCTGCCTTGGGCCTCCCACTTGCGGATCACCTCGGCGCGGCTGAACCTCCGGTGAGGATCCCGTTGATCCAGGGGTACGTCAGGGATCTTGGGCTCGCCCAGCAGGACGGCTCCGGTGAGGTTCATGACTCCACCTGGACCCGGCCCCGGCAGGCGCGCTTAGCGGCCACCTTCTTCTTGGACTGGACGGTCTTGGCCCGCAGGGGGACGTGGGGGTTCATGACCCGCGCCCCAGGGCGGGCGGAGGTGCGTCTGGGCTTGGCCATCAGACCTCCACCTCCACGGTGACCTTGCCACCCTCGATGGCGACCAGCTTGGCCCCCAACCGGCGCACACGGGCCAACACGGCCCCGGAGGAGGAGTGGGCGTAGCCCACGATCTCAGCCCCGGTGAAGGTCTTCTCGAAGCCCACGCCCCGGCCGTTCCGGACGATCATCTCGCCCTTGGCGTAGTGGGCCTTGACCAAAGCGAACTTGGCCCCGGAGCGGGTCTTGATGGTGACGGTGGTGGTGGTCATGGGAAGTACCTTAGCAAACTTTCTTAGAGGGTGCAAGTCACCCCGGACGCGAAGAAGGAGGTCCCTTAGAGGACCTCCCTCTTGCTTCCTGCCGCCCCTGCAGGAGACTTAGATCTTGACGGGCTGCTTCACCTCCCGGACGAACCGGCGCACCGGCCCGGCCTGGGGGTAGGTGTGGTAGATCCCCACCGAGGTCACCTCGGGGTGCTCGGCCAGGAAGGTCTCGGCAAAGCCCAGGGCGGACTGCTCGGCGGCGGCCTGGCGCTTACCGGCTGAGGCCTGGATCATCAGGCTGCGCCGGTCGCCCTGGCGGGGCTCGATCTCGTATTCGTGCTTGTCACTGGGGGTACGCATGGCGTTTTCCTTACTTACTAGTAGGTCAGATGATGGTGTCTTTGTTCACGGTCCCGCAGCGGCTGCAGGTCCGGTATTCGTAGGTCCCACCGGCCACCACGTAGTCATGAGGAAGATGGGCCGGGGTCCGGCCGCAGACCGGGTCGTACTCGATGGTGCGAGCCTCGCCCAGGTGCTCCCAGCCGATGATGTCCAGGATGTGCCGGTCGGTCTGGGTGTAGAAGTCATGGACGACCATGCCCTGGCCATCACAGGGCTCTGTCTGCTCCCAGGGCTCACTCTGCTCCGCCCGGACGCTCAGGAAGCCTCCACAGGCCTCACAGCGGGGCTGGACGGCCTCCTGGCCCTCGTAGTCAGGCTCCCTGGTCGCCCAGGCGTCGTAGCCGCGCAGGCCTACCATCCCCGGTTCTCCTTGCGAAGCTCGGCCCGCCGCTCGGCGGCATCTTCCTCCTGGTCGGCCATCCAGGCATTGAACTGGTCCTGGGCCTCGATCGAGTCGGTGTCCAGGTCGGCTGGGGCGATCTCCTCGGCCCAGCGGGTGAAGGCCTCCTCGTAGGCCTCGTCGTAGGGGGATGCCCTCATGACTGCACCTCCAGGTACGCCTCGATGCTGGACAGGGACACCTTGTGGCCACGGGCGATCTGCTGACCGGCCTGGCGGCCTGAGTGGGCTAGGCCCCGGTAGGATTCACTGGCCGAGACGCGGCCCTGGGCATCGATGCTGAACTCCCAGAAGTTTGAGCCCTGAGGCATGTGGTTGGCGATGGTGACGTGGCGGTAGCTGCCGTAGAAGCGCTCCTCGACCACAAAGTGGCGGCGGTAGGCGGCGGCGATGATGGCTTCGACCCGGCGCACTGACCGGGAGCGAACTGGTGTGGTGGTCTCAGGCATGACTGGTACATTAGCAGATTCGCTTAGAGAGGGCAAGTCAGTCCACCACCAGGAGCCAGAGCAGGTAGCCGACCGTGGCCCAGAACGTCAGGCACAGGACCAGCAGGAGTAGCAGGAATCCGAGGTCGAGCAGGTACTGCCGCCGCCGGACGCGGCTGACGATGCGTTGTGCCTCCCGGACCGGAGTGCGCCGCCTCACCTGATCGAGCCTGGCACATTCAGGCGACCTTGACCTTTGCCTTTGTGCGCCTTCTCACTAGCAGGCTGCGATTGATCATCTCGGCTCGCATCTTCGGTCTCATCGGCTCACCGAAGCTGGAGATGGTGGTGTATTGCTCGGGATAGCGATAGTAGCGCTGGAATACCTTCATGTCGTTGCCGATGTAATCGAAGCGCTCGGTGGTGCAACGGGTGCAACGAAGAGCCAGGCAAGCTTGGGCGGCTCGGAAGAGATCGCTGTTCACCTCGGCGGTGGGGTTGTCATCCCAGGAGTGTCCGATGGTTCGGCAGATGACATAAGTATCCTGTAGATCCGAGATCTCCATACGGATTGCCATCAGCGTTCCATCCTTTCAGCTAGCCACATATGACCATCCTGATCCTCCAACACAATAAAGGGCAACACCTTGAACTTTGGCGCGGTCGGTTTCGGAGGGTTGAACACCTCCACCGCCTGGCTGTTGTTAGTCGGCCGTGGAGGCATGCCTTTCTTACGCAACCGGCCGGTCTTACCTCCCCAGATGCCGTGCGCTTTTCGCATGTGATCGCCCCAGAGATAGACAGAGGCATAGCTTTTGCCGCAGTGTGGGCACTTCTCTTTGACTCCGGCCATTACACCGGGCTCTCATCCACGATGGACAGGTCGCTGCGAACCTCGTCGCGCCACTCATCGATCTGATCGGAGGTGGGCTCGTCGGGCTCGACCCGACCACTGCCGTCGCAGGTGTCGCAGGCGATCTCCGCCTCGGAGTTCTCGGCCTCCTCGTCGTAGTCGGGGTTCTCGATCACGCCGGTCCCGCCGCACTC